TTTGTTGTCTTGGGTTTGGCGGTTGGGCTGTGGTCTTTGGCTTGGCTCTTGCAATCCCCTTGCGGTTGGTTGGTTGTGGTTGGTTTCTCTCTTGCTCTTTGCTTGGTGGGGGGTATTTATGGGGGTAATGTATTAGTATTTGTAGCTACATTGCGAAAAAATAAACCATATTTTGTAGCTACATTTGGAGAAATTAATTTAATTTTGTAGCTACAATTAAAATTATGGCAAAAAGCAAACCAATTGGAGTTAGATTTGACTTATATAAGTTGGATATGATTCAAAAAGAGCAAAATTTGACATCTGTTCAGCAAGTAGTGAACTATTTAATGGATAATTATGGCAAAAAAGAACCGCAGAGTACTTTTAGTGGTTATTCTGCCAATGAAATAAGCTCAATAGCGGCAAATTATCCAAAAGTGGTAGCAATACCTCACGAAAATAAAAAAACGCCTCCAGAGGGCTTAAAAGGGATAGATTTAGTTATTTGGAAAGCTGAAAATTGGAAATAAATTCGTAAATTAGCGTATGAAAAGTAAATTAAAGATGATGAAACGCGCGGATGGCTCATATTCACCTCGTGGTTTATGGGATAATATTCGTGCTAACAAGGGTAGTGGTAAAAAACCAACTGCGGCTATGTTAAAACAAGAAAAAAAGATTAAAGCACAAGAAAAAATGTAATTTATGTCTGGAGCTTGGCAAAGAAAAGAAGGTAAAAATCCTGAAGGTGGCTTAAACGCAAAAGGTCGTGCATCTTACAATGCAGAAACAGGCGGTAATTTAAAAGCTCCTGTTAAATCTGGTGTTAATCCTCGTAGAGTTTCTTTTGCAGCTCGCTTCGCTGGCATGTTAGGTGCAATGAAAAAACCAAATGGCGAACCAACTCGTAAAGCACTAGCTCTTAAAGCTTGGGGATTTGGTAGTGTTGAAGCAGCTCGTAAGTTTGCTAACGCACATAAAAAATCTTAGTTACTGGTTTAGGACTTGAACCTAAAATGACAGAATCAAAATCTGTAGTGTTGCCAATTACACCAACCAGCATTTGTTATTGAACTGGGGGTTGATCTTCTAATATTTTTTTACCTGCATCTGACAAAGGTCTTGAAAATAATCTAAGCTTTTTGCCAGTGTTTGGACATACAAAAGTAATACCGGCATCTTGGTATGCTTTTAATACTATTTCTAACCCACCATCGCCATCAGGGCTTGCGCCTACTACATGAGGTTCATCATAATCAAATTGCATACAAAAATCACATCCTTCTGTATAAACTTGAATTTCTTTTGGAATCTCTGTTTTTTTCTTTGCCATATCTATCTTTTTATTTTTGTTGTTTTTTCACAATGCGGACATTCTACTTCTTCTAAATATCTTATTTCAACACTTTCATCAAACCATTTAATCATATCAGTTTCTATAACTGCTACATGATAATTTAAACATACGTCACAAACTATTTCAGCTACTTCATATACAACGCTAACCTCCATCATTTATATCTTTTATATCTACTATTTTTACCTCCTCCCCGTCAATCATTGCATCTAAGGTTGACTCAATCATCTCTCTTTGTTCTGGAGTTAACAATGCAATCTTTTCGTGGATGGCAGGTATAGCAAATATATCACTATTTATTTCTTTTTTTATACCATATCTTACTTCTTCGGTTAAAAATGGATGAGTTACAATGTCATTAAACATCCAATTAATTTTACCTACATAAACTTTAAATAATTTTTCACCTTTAGTATCAGGGAATTGTCTGCAAAAATCATCAAATTGCTCTTGCGCCATTTTTAGATTTTGGATAGCACTTATGATGTTTGCACTCATTTGTTAAATTTTGAATGTAAATCTTCTATTGTCTGTAAAAAACTTCTTGCCTTTTCTACTTTAACTTGTATGCGTAAAATATCATCTTCACTTCTTTCAATAGGGAAAAACAATATTCTTTCATTAGCAGGTACATCTTCAAATGTCATATTAAATTCAAGTTTCCATGCTTCTTTTACATACTCTGGACTTTCTTCTGAAATTACATTCATTTTATAAAGCAATGATTTTTTTTCTTGTTCAATAATCCCAAATGGAGTATCTAATAAACAAAAAACAACATATGCTTTTTTTGCTCCAGTTAACCACATATAAGATTGCATTTGCCAATAGTATAAATTATCTACTTTGTCCAATATATTGCCTGTAAAAGTCCATAAATCATAACTTGATTTCACATCATATATATCAACTCCATTAGCGTCAATAGCAACTATATCAGGGGTCCCAGCTATAAAATCATTTAAATATCTCTCTGTGTTTTTTGCATATTTATTTTCATCCAACCATTTGTAATTGCATAAAAATTTAATTGCCTCTTCTTCAACCTCATTACCCTTACGCATTTGTTTAGTTTGAATATCTTTCTTTCTGCCATATTTTTCGGCAACATAAACATCAAGTAAATGTCTTTGTGCAGTTTTAGAAAGCACTCCAGCTTCTTTGTCAGCTTTAGTTACAGGTTCAGTCATTAAATAACCGACAGAGCTTGCTCTGATTAGTGTTTCGTTCCAATTCATTAAAGTGTGTTTAGTTTGTTGTTGTAATGTTCTAGTAATTCTGGGTTGCTTTTACTCATTAACTCCCAAGCTTTTAATTCCTCTTTCGTTTTGCAAGAGTCAATAAAATTTTTTGTTTTTTCAGCTAATGTTTGCTTTGATTGAGTAGGGATTACTTCAATAACTTCATCATGAAAATACCCCAAGTTTTTTAATCTTTCTACATTTTGTTTGTGGTATTCTTCTACCAACTCTCTTGCAATATCAAGAGCTTTGTTTGCAGATTCACCTTGATTAAGAGAAAATTCAACGCCAATTTTTTCAGACGAGTAATTGCCTAAATTAAATGTTCTAGTGTAGTTAACGGTTTGGATGTGCATAATACTTATTTTGATCTTGTTACAATTGTTTGTTCGTCAATAAACTTAATTTTAAACATTTTACTTTCGTGTCCTTTTTTCTTTTTAAGATTTGAAACCATAACCATAACTGATGTATATGGATTATCTAATCTAATACTTTCGCCTAGTGTTAAATCAGCTACCTTACTTGAAACTGATTTTGGATCTATTTTTCTTGCCATTTTATATATTTTTTGTAAAATTAATTTAATTAAATATACTAACCAAAATTAATTTAATTAAAAGTAGTATTACTACCTTTTTGATTGATAAATCAACTTTATTTGATTGATAAAAAACCCTCCCAGTATAGAAATACAGGAGGGTATATTTGCTTAAAACCACCAATCTACAATTACTTCTGTAAAATTAAATAAATTTCTTTTTTACTAAGTTAAGCTTTGCCCTGTATTCTAGGATCAAAGATTTAAGCTCATCTCTTGTTGGTCTTACTGTCTGCCTAGCTGTTTCTCTAAGGTATTCAACTAATGCTCCATTCTCTTCGTTAAGTTTATTTTCAAATTCTTCAATATCGCCTGTTTTAAAATAATTACATTCCATACATTGTGGTCTGCAATTAGCTTCCATCCACCTTGTTCCCAAATTTACCCTACCCATAAAATGACCACATTGTATTTCAGAAATTTTATGTTTACCACCACAAGTATAACATTCTACCATACCTGTTTTGTCTGCGTATTTATTTCTTAAATACTGACTAAATACATGGTCAAGATCTGAAACTAAATTCTGAAAACTTTCTGAATCATCTTCAAATTCTTCCATTCTCTTTTGCGTAGAAACTACCGTAGCACATTGCTTACACATCTTTTTAGAAAAATGATAATCAATATTCCCGCAACTAACGCACCTTTTCTTTTTCACTATTATTGTTGAATTTCTCATCTTCTTTTAGTTTATGTAGTTTGTCATTTATAAATCTGTATTTACCTATATATTTTCCTTCTTTTGTAACCTCTATAATCATATCTAACCTTTTAGCCATTTCGTATATAAGCTCTCTATTCTCCATATTTTTCTTTTAAACTTTGAATCATATGCCAATCTCTTATTTCTTCTTCAGACATTTTATAAAATCCATCATCTTCATCTGCTTTTATAATATCTTCTTTTTGTTCTGATTTGGTAAAATCCCCAAACCAAATTGCTCTTTCTAATCTATCTTTGTGTTGTTCTCTTTTAATTATAATTAATGATTCAAAAGAATTAGGGCTATTACATACCATACTTAATTCCATTTTTAGTCTTTCGTTTTCTTTAATTAATTCTGACTTTAACATAGGTTATTTGTTTTGGTAGGGCAAAGATAATTAATTTAATTAAACCACAAAATAAATTTAAAAAAAAGTTAAAAAAATTTGGGTATTTAAAAAATAACACTATTTTTGTCATCCAATAATCAAAACAAATTTATGGAAATCAAAACTGAACTAAGGCTTCATGAAAGAATAAAAGAAGCTTTAGATGGCCGTACACAAAGGTGGCTGTCATTAAATGCAAAGATACCAGAATCGGAATTATCACGAAAGATGCAAGGTAAATTATTATTTACTGACGCAGAAATAACTCGTATAAACGAGGCGTTGAAAACCGATTTTATAAACGATTAAGATAAAAAAAATGCCAAAAGATACATTCTACTTCTCACACGACTACAATGCGCGCAATGATGAGAAGATAAAAAGACTAATAAGAAAGCATGGCATGATAGGCTATGGTATATTTTGGTCAATAGTGGAGGATTTATATAATAATGCGAACGCATTGCGAACGGATTACGATGGCATTGCGTATGATTTAAGGACGGATAGCGATGTTGTTGCATCCGTAGTAAATGACTTTGATTTATTCGTTTTTGATGGTGATTTTTTTGGTAGTAATTCGGTACAAGAAAGACTTGATCAGAGAAATATAAAAAGCGAAAGTGCAAGAAAATCAGCTAGTTATAGATGGACTAATGCGAACGCAATGCAAACGCTATCCGATAGCAATGCTAAAAAGGAAAGGAAAGGAAAGGAAATAAAAGGAAAGGAAATAAAGGAAATAAACATTTCGTTTGATTCTTTTTGGGATTTGTATGACAAGAAAACAGGTGAAAAAGGAAAGCTAACTGAAAAATGGAATAAGTTGTCTGACTCTGAAAGAACAGAAATTATGAGATTTATTCCAAATTACAAGATTTGCCAGCCTGATAAAAAATTTAGAAAAGATCCACAAACATTTTTAAACAACAAATCTTGGAACGATGAACTTATAGGTTCGGGAGAAATACCAAAACAACAAATTTATAAAAACGATGACTTTGAGGCGTACAAGAAACGCCAACAAGAATTAGGAAAAACTTTAAATTAATACGATGATAGCTACTATTTTTAAAAACATTTTTAGCAAGGAGCCACATTTCATAACCGTTGACAAGGCGCTTGAAAGGATTAAGTTAGGGGCAAGTAAGGCTTTGGTTTTAGATATTCGGTTGGCTTTGGATAAGGAAAAAGCTAATAAGCTCAAACTCAATTTACCTTCAATTTGCTTTAGCGGTAAGTTTGGAGCAGATAGAAAGGATGAGCAATTGGTTGCGCATAGCGGATTTATAGTTCTAGATTTTGATGATATTTCTGATTTAAGGGATAAGCAGACTGAAATTATCCAAAAAGATTTTGTGTACGCTTGTTGGGTTAGTCCTTCAGGTAATGGGTTAAAAGCTTTGGTTAAAATAGCAGAAGGTAAAAAGCATAGAGAGCATTTTCAGTCACTACAAGAGGTTTTTCCAGAAATTGACCGAAGTGGAATTAATGTAAGCAGGGTTTGTTATGAAAGTTTTGATCCCGATATTTACATCAACGATAATGCTGCGGTTTTTACCAAAGCTAAAAAAATAGAAAAAGTTGTAGTCAATGAAATTGAAACAATTGACGATTCTGAAAACTTTCGTAGAATACTCAAGTGGCTTACGAATAAAAACGATGCTTTTGTTACCGGAGAACGAAATACTTACATTTTTAAGTTGGCATCTGCGTGTTGTAGGTTTGGAATCAACGAGGAGGCCGCATTAAGCCTCATTTCAGCCGAGTATTTAGTTAGTAATGACTTTACCATGTCTGAGATGAGAAGCGCCGTAAAGAGCGGATATAGGGCAAATAGGGCTATTGCTGGTTCGGCTATCTTACAAAAGGAGAAGTTGGTTAATAAAACCACTAATTACGAGATTGATGTTAAAAAGGAATTTGTAGATGAGAAAGGGGATAATTACAGGGTTGAAGATGTGGTTTATGGGATTGATGTAAAGGATAAAGCTTTGCTTATCAACCAAAATGGTTTTGACAAAGTATTGGGTGTTGGCGTCCCAGAGCTTGACTATATTTTTAAGCCAAAAAGAGGGGAAATTACTTTGCTTACCGGTATTGGTAACTACGGTAAAACAGCTTGGCAAAAATCCCAATTACTAAGCAGAATAATCATGTATGGCGAAAAGATTGCTACATTTTCTCCGGAAGATACACCTGCGGAAGAGTATTTCCACGACTTTGTTGAGATGCTTTTGGGTTGTGAGTGTACTCCGTTTAACCCAAATAGACCGGCTAATGATATTTACGAGGCAGCCTATGATTATATTTCAAAGCATATTTTTTATATTAGCGCTGAGATGCTTTCACCTACACCCCAATATATCAAAGAAAAGTTTTTGGAATTGATTGTGCAAGAGAAGGTTGATTTTTGTTGTATAGATCCGTTTAACCAAATGACCAATGATTACAAAGGATTTGGTGGTAGAACAGATAAGTATTTGGAAACATTATTAGCAGATTTCTCAAGATTTGCAAAGAAGAATGATGTTTATTTTTGGGTAATTGCGCATCCAAAATTAATGGAAAGAGATAGAGGTGGAAACTACAAATGTCCTGATGTATTTGATGTGAATGATGGTGCTATGTGGAACAATAAAATGGATAACATTACCGTTTACCATAGACCATTTGCGCAGACAGATCCAAGTAGTCCTGTGGCTGAATTTCATTCTAAGAAAATTAAAAAGAAAAGTGTTGGTAGAAAAGGATTTGTTATGGTTGAGTATATTTGGGATAGAAGAAGATTTTTTATTGAGGGAAGGGATTTTATACAAGAGATGTTGAATAAAAAAGGACTTGATTTTTGGAAAAGAAAAGAAGCTAATCAATCATGGCTTCCATACAAAGATGAAGAAGGTGGAGAAATAATATTTTAATAATAAAAAACAAACACAATGATCAGAATTAGCGTAATCGGAAGATTAGGACAAGATGCGGTAGTTAACACAGTGAATGGTAAAACAGTGATTAATTTTTCAATGGCTTACAGTGAAAAATTTAAAAACCAACAAGGTGAAGATGTAGATAAAACTACATGGGTTTCATGTGCTTATTGGACAGACAAATTAAATGTATCTAACTACTTAAAAAAAGGTACAATGATTTACATGGAAGGTAAGCCAGAAGCAAAAACTTACAACAATGATAAGACAAAAGAAGTAATTGCGCAGTTGCATGCTAGAGTTACCTCTTTACAGCTTTTATCAGGTAAACAAGAAGAAAATAATGCATAATGTATATTCACGAATTATTAAATCCTATAGAAGTTGAAACACCACTTGGAAGAGGCAAAGCAATCGCATGGATTGACTATGGATCAGAAGTCAACACCGTTTGGAAAGTCGTATTTTACCACAATGGTATGGTGCGGAACTTTTACGATAAAGACATACTCATCTACCCCAATAAAATGGACGGTGGGGACATAGATTTAAAGTATTTTAAAACCCAATAATATGCAACAAGAATTAGTATTTGACGGAACTGATTATGTTCATGAAAGAGATGGCAAAAGATTAGCTAAGAATCATTTTAAATTAAAAGAACTTATGCAAGATCAAAGGTTTAGAACCCTTAGTGAAATTTCTGCTATTACTCATATTCCAGAAGCATCAGTATCGGCAGGCTTGCGTGATTTTAGGAAAGAAAAGTTTGGTAGGCATACCCTAAATAAAAATTATTTAGAAAATGGCTTATATTCGTACCAATTAATCCTAAATAACACATAAAATGGCAAAAGTTAAAACAGATTCAAGAAAGGTAACATTTGGTAGTAGAAAAACAGGCAGCGCAAAGAAATCGTATAACAAACATTCTCCAAAACCCAAGCAATACAGGGGTCAGGGGAGATAAATTCAATTTATGAATAACAAAGCAGCTAAAAAATTAAGAAGATTATCGGTATTCATGGCATCAGGTGCTGGCAAAACATTAGAAGATGCTAAAAGGATTTACAAAAACCTAAAAACAGTACATAAGGAAAATAAAAAAGCCCCTCGTTAAAAAGGGGCTAATTTACGTTTTTTTTAAGACTAAGCGTTTGCTGCTGCATTAATTGTTGCTACAGAAGCATCCGTATAAAATAATACGGGTACTTGGTTTAAACCAGTAGGTGCTACTTCAACTATTGAGTTCATAGTTACTCCATTAGCTACTGTACCTGAAGGACATGGGTAAGCCGCAAATGTGTTTACTGGGAATCCATAAGCAATACCAGATGATGCAGGAGTTCCGTTAGGGTTTAATAAAGCATATTGGTTTCTTTGATATGCTGTAATTGATACTATACTTGCCATTTTTTAATGTTTTTAATTGTTTTTAAATTTTTTGAATTAAGCTGCTGTTGTAGTGGTAGTTGAAGGAGCCGCAGTTGTGGTTGTTGTACTAGTTGTAGTATAAGATCCACCGCCATTAATTGCTGAAATTAAAGTAGCAACTGATGCAGCGCTATATAATTTTTCAGCAGGTTGATTAAGACCACTAGGATACATAAGAATCAATGAATTCATTTGTACGCCATTTGCTACTACTGTAGTAGGTTGAACTTGTAAATTAACGGTTGGTAATGAAAATAATACACCGTTAGTTGCAGGGGTTCCGTTAGGGTTTGTTAAATCGTATTGGTTTCTACGATAAACATAAACTGATAAATGATTTGCCATTTTTTAATTGTTTTTTTTGTTATAAATTTTTTTTTGGGCAATACAAATATAATAAATTTTGGTAGATATAAAAAATCGTGTAATTTTAATTAAATTAATTAATTATGAAATTGAAAGCTCCAAGTAATAGAGTAATCATCAAGGTTGATTTAGAAAGCAAAAACAGCCATACATTTAAAGATGGCACAAAGATTAAATTAGAAAGAGTATATGATAATTTTAATATGCGTTATGTTAAGCCGGTTAATGCCGAAGTAGTTGATGCTGATGGAATACCTGTTGGATCTGAAATATTGATTCATCATAATGCTACCCATGATACTTATAAAATATTTAATTACCAAAGACCAACAGCTGAAGCATCTTCCGATATGCAATATTTCTCAATACCAATTGAAGAGTGTTTTATGTGGAGAAGCGAAAAAGGTTCCACATGGAACGCTTTGAATAATTTTATTACTGGATTGAGGATTTTTGAGCCATACACAGGTTTTTTGCAAGGAGTTGAGCCTACTCTAATTAAAAATAAGATTTATGTTACAAGTGGTGATTTGGCTGGGAATGTTGTAGGTACTGTAATATCAAGCGATTATGAAATTATTTACCAAAATGATGACGGAACAGAAGGTAAGATTATAAGATTGAGATATTATCCAGAAGGTAATGATAGAAACGAAGTGATTTCGGTTGAGCATGAAATGACCGATAAAGTAGTAAAGGGTGATTTATTGGTTGGTTATAATATTTCAGATGCTAAAAAACTAAATTAATGTCAGCAGAATTAGAATCTAAAATAAAAGATTTAGAAAAGCAAATTGCGTATTTGCAAGGAAAAAATGCTTATTATGAGCAAGACGGTATAGGGAAATTATATCATGCTCTCAATAGAAAGGCAAACGAAATGGCTGAATTGTTAAATAAAACAAGTCTTACGGCTATTGATATTGATGATCCTAAAATTAAAACATTTGAAAGGCTTCAGAAAATATGGGTGGATGCAGGCACAATTTCATCATCAATAAAGGCTTTGGAAGTGCTTGCAGGAATTAACCAAGAAGTGAAAGAAGATAAAAAGGAACAAATTCAAGTTACTAGAAAACCATTTTCTCCAGAAAATATGGCTGATGCTGTAGGTGAATTAGCTGGCAAAAGATATTAATTATGTACGAAAAAATTGAAGGCGGAAGTGTCGTAGATATACAAGGGCTAAAGTGCAATTTGCCTCCAGAAGGTTATGTGTTTAATATAATTACAAAACAAGTAGAATTTAGGGGCGTATATAAAAGATCTGAAATTGAGTCAGACCAATATTGGAAAAGGATTTCATTGCCAGATTGGTATCAAGATACAATGAAGAAATGGGATGAATTTGATAAAAAGAAAAAAGATGACGAAGCCGAATTTTATGATGAAAGACTAGAAGAATACAAGAAACAAGAGTGGGATAGAAGATTGAATGGTTTTTGGTACATGAACAATGGCACTCCCACTTATTTAACAGGATTGCATTATTTATATTTACAATGGTGGCCTATTGATATTGGTTATCCTAAGTTTCGTATTCCAGATTTGGAAAAATTCTATTTTATGGACTATTGCATTCAAGATCCGTTATGTATGGGGATGCTTGAAGTAACAAAAAGACGTTTTGGTAAATCATTTGTGGCTGGCTTATTTGTTTCTGAATACATTACTAGAACTAAAATGACAAATGGTGGTATTCAGTCTAAAACAGGTTCGGATGCTAAAAAATTCTTTGCTAAGACGGTTGTAAATCCTTTCAGAAGGCTTCCTAAGTTTTTTAGACCAGAATATGATATGTCTTTGGGTGTTAATCCTAAAACGGAGATGAGATTCCAAAAGACAAACGTAAGAGGTAAGAAAGCAGAAGATAGCGTTGACAAGGATGAATTAGGATCAATCATTGACCACCAATCAGCAGATACAGTTGCTTATGATGGACAAAAACTCCATAGATATGTAGCAGATGAGTGCGGTAAAACCACAGAGGTTAATGTTTATGATAGACATGAGGTTGTGCGTTATTGTTTGCTAGATGACGAAGGTAAAATTATTGGGAAGGCTTTATACACTACAACAGTAGAGAAATTAACTACGGAAAAAGATGGGGTACAAGATGCATTTAAGTTATTATGGGAAGAAAGTAATCAAGATAAAAGACAAGATAATGGGACAACTTCAAGCGGTCTTTATAGATTTTTTATGTCTGCTAAACGAACTAGAAACTTTGACGACTTTGGTTTCCCTGATGAAAATAAGACTTTAGACCAAATTTTAGCAGATAGAGAAACAGTTAAAAATAACCCAAGAGCTTTGTCTGCTCGTGTTAGAAAAGAACCATTGACTATTGACGAAGCGTTTAGCACAGATTCCGATAAGTGTATTTTTAATGTAATGAACATAGGAGCAAGAGAACAATATTTAAAAGAAAATCCTGTATTAAAGAGGCATATCATTTTTTACAGAGATATTGACCAAACCGTAAGGTGGAGAAACATTAATGATAAAGAAGAAGATTTTCATTGGGTTATAACTCAATTCCCCAAACCGGGCGAAGAAAACAAGCATACATTTGATGTTAAAACAAGAAAACCGGGAAGGGTATCTGATGGAGCGATAGCTATTGACGGATATAGTAATAGTCAGGGTGGTAAATATGGTTCAAAAGCATCCGCTTGGATTGGTAGAAGATATGATTTATTAGATCCGGGTAATACAGGTAAGGCAATAGGTCATTTGTACGGCAGACCACAAATTAAAGAAACATTGCATGAGCAAGTTCTTTTGGCAGCCGAATTTTATGGTTATCAAGCTTGGTATGAGCATAATAGTGATGATTATTTATCATATTTTAGAGATAGAGGCAGGGTTGGCTATTTAGGTTCTTACCCACTTTCTACGATTGATCCTTCTAAAAGAGAATTAGCAGAAAGGCATAAAGGTTTCCCAACAACTCCGTTTAGCTTAACAAAGCAAACAGATGTTGGAATTATGTATTTTGAATCCCATATTGATTCTATAGATTTTGAAAATTTATTAGAGGATGCCAAAAAATTTGATCCAAATAACAGAACTGATTTTGACCAAACGGTGTCATTTTTGATGTTAATAGTGTGTCTTATGGAGCCAGTTCAAAAACAAATTAAACGAGAACCATTGGTTAGAAGCTATAAGCCAGAGTTCAATTAATTAAAAATTTTACTAAATTCTTAATATTTAGTATATTTGACGTAAAATACAATCACATTGGCAGATAGTCCGTTATTCATATCAGCAGCAAATAGCAATGGCGAAGCCTTAAAAAAGTTTCAAATTACTACAGATGTAGCATCTAAAAAAGATTATGCATATGGTAAAAATGTTGCACAAAGCATATATTCTACAATTTACGGTAATCAAACTTATTTTTGGTTAAGAAATAATAGATTTAGAAAAAACAGACAAATCGCAAACGGTAAAATAGACATGAGTGTGTTTATGGATCGTTTGGAGATGAATAGTAAAGCTAACTTTGTAAATATTAATTGGAAATCAATTATTATTGGTAATACAATTGTTGCAAGATTAGTTGGTTCATGGATGAGTCGTAAAGAAAAGATTAGCGTAGTTGCTACTGACACAGCATCAGCAATGATGAAAAAAGCAGCTGCCGATGAAGTAGAATTTGTATATAGAAATAAAGAAAATTTAGCTGCGTTACAAGAACAATCTGGTATAGAACTTATACCAAAAGATCAATTTGTTGCAGAAGATAAAGATGAATTAGATCAATGGATAATGGAATTTAACCATTTGCCAGAAGAAATTTTATATAGTATTGGATGTAATAATGTATTAGAAGCTAATGGTTGGAATGATGTTTTAAAACAAAGATTATTACATGATTCTGCTGAAGTTGGTTTAGTGTGTACTTATACATACATGGATGAAGAAGGGGAAGTTCATGTTCAATGGATTAGGCCTGAAAATGCAATTTATTCTTATTCTGATTTCCCTGACTTTAGAGATACTACTTATAGAGGACACATTTTGTCAATGAAAGTTAGTGAAATTAGAGCAAGATATAGTGTTGCATCTGGTGGTACATTAACAGAAGAAGATATTTTTAGATTAGCTCAATCATCAAAAGAATACCAATTAACAGATAAGATTAAGTGGATGCAAGACTGGAATGTTGCTTGGTTAAGACCTTATGATGAATGGAATATTGATTTAGTGCAATTTGAAATTAGAACATTAGATTCTGATGGATATACTGTTACCAAAACTAAAAAGAATGGTAGCACAATCATTAGAAAAGGTAAACCGGAAAAATTAGACGAAAATCAAGAATATTTAGAAGAGAAAAAATGGAATATATACGAAGGTGTATATTGTCCAGTTACTCAAACAATGATTAAGTGGGGTATCAAAAAGAATATGATTCGCCCTCAAGATCCAAAAGAATTAGGAAACGCAGAATTTTCATATAGCTTTTATATGTACGACCCTTACGATATGCGTAATGTGGCTGTACCTGAAAAAATAGAAGAGCCTATTGAGCAAATGATTTTAGCTAGATTGAAGATACAGCAAATGGTAGCTAAAATGGTACCAGCAGGAGCTTCAATTGATGTAGATGCATTACAAGAACTTGATTTAGGATTAGGAGATTCTGTAAAGCCATTAGAAGTTCAAAAGATTTGGGAACAAACGGGTAAGCTTTATTATCGTGGTAGAGATGCCGAAGGTAATAGAATTCCAGTTCCAATTACTGAATTAGCTAATACTGGTTTTGCTCCTCAACTACAAGCTTTAATTCAATTGTATCAATTCCATTATCAAGTTTTAAAAGATGAGTTAGGCGAAGATCCTAATTTAATGAACCAAGCCGCACAACCAAGAGTTGCTGCTTCAAATATTGAAGCTTCAAGAATTTTAGCAAATAATGCTACTGAATATATGTATGATGCATATATCTATGTAATGGAAGAAACAGCTAAAAAAATATCTTGTTTAATTAATAAAAGTGTTACATACGGTTCTAAGAAATATAGAGATTTATTAAAAGAAAAAGATGTTGTAGATAGAAACTTTGTTGCTACAGTAAAAATGCTGCCTAGTGATATGCAAATAGCAAATTTACAAGCAATGATGAACAATGCAATAGCATCTAACCCTCAATTAATTGTATATTTAGATCCATTTAAAGCAATGAGAATCGCAAGAGAGAATGTTGAGTTAGGAGAATTGTATTTTAGACAGGCTCAAAAAAGATACATTAAAACGGAACAAGAAAAAGCTCAAATGAATAGTGAGCAAAATGCTCAATCACAACAAGCTAGTATTCAAGCAAAAATGCAAGCAGACACATCTTTGGCTCAACAGCAGTCATTGGTTAAAGAAAAAGAAATTATATTACAAGGAGTTTTTGATCTTGCTAAAGCTAATATACCTATTCCGCCGCAATTACAGCAACTAGTAAATGGAATATTGCAAAATGTAACTGTCCCAATTGAAGTTCAAAATCAACAACAGATACAAGCTTTAGAACAACAAGCACAGCAACAACAGCAACAGATGGAACAGGAGCAAATGGGGATGCAACAAGGTCAACAGATGTCACCGGAAGAACAAATGATGATGGAACAACAACAAATGCAACAACAATAATTATAAAAAATTAAAATAAAAAAAAATGGCAACGGTAAGTAAGCTTTTAATAAGACTACAAAAATTTAGTTCAAAAATCAGTACAACTGTAGATGCAACTGAATCATTTAACACAAATAATTCTTTTTATCAAGACTTATCTGGATGGGATTCAGCGGTAGTTCAATTTGTAGGAACATCTGGAACAATTAATTTTAGCACTACAAATGATAATGGTTCTATTACAGGACAATTATTGCCAGCTCCAGAAGTGCCTATTAACTGGGTATCTGTCGCTGGTGTTAATTTAACATCAAAAGCTGATGTTACATCAATTGCCGCAAGTGGTATTGTTGCATTTGGTATTATTGGTAATTATTTATTATTACAAGGCTCTACAACTACTACAACAACGTCTGCACCTTAAAATTATAAAATAGAAATAAAATGGCAAATTCAATAGCATATGTATTATCTAGAAATACATACCCTGATGCCTATCAGGCAAATCTTATAGGCGTTAGTCAAGGTACTCAAATTGTATATGCAACAACAAGTACATTATCATCAGCAAATGTATTATTTGCCGATAGTAGATTAACACAACCTATTTATGGGGATGGAACAAGTTGGTATGGTGTGCAATTATTAACAAATACTTCTGTTGTATATCCTATTACTATAAGTGAGAGTGGAGTAATAGCTATTGGTTCTGGAACAACAACAACAACAACAACAACAGCAGGTCCGACTACTACAACAACGACAGCTGCTCCAACAACAACAACGACAGCGGCTCCGACTACTACTACAACAACAGCGGCAGTATAGGTATGCTCTAAATAAAAATAAACCAAATCAGCATTTATGCCAGAGAATACAGACATGTCAGCACCAATTACGCTGGCAGAAGGTTACAATCCGTTTTCGGATGAAAATGCACCACAAGTGCAACAGCAAGTAGAAGTAGCCCCTACTGCAACAAATGATGAACCAAATGAGCAACAGCCTCAAACAGTTCAAAATGATGAGTCAAATCAACAACAAGTTTCACCACCATCTTTTGATCCAAACGAATTCGTTAGAGAAAGATTTGGATTTGAAAGTGTTGAACAAGCAGAACAAGAATTTAAAAAACTTAAAGAAACACCAAGTTTTGAATTCAAAGACGATGTAAGTAAAACATTATTTGATGCCATTAAAGAAGGTAAAGCAGATGATGTTTATGAAGTTTTGAACCAACAAAAAAGGTTAGAAAAATTAGTAAATTCAGACTTGAATTCTGAAATTGCTGCCGAGATCGTGAAAACAAATATTAAAAATAAACATAAAAGTTTATCAGACGAAGATGTTGAGCTTTTGTTTTATGATCAATTTTTCGTACCTTTAAAACCTGAACAAGGTTATGATGAATCAGATGATGATTATGCTGCAAAAGTAAGTCAATGGCAATCACAAGTTGATTACACTGAAAGACGATTGATGATAGAGGCAAAAGTTTTAAAGCCAGAAATTGAAAAATTAAGAAGCGAAATTACTTTGCCAGATATTTATAATGAAAGTGCTAGGCAAGCTGCATCTCAAGAGGAATTTGAGATAATGCAAGAAGCTAGGTCAATTTATGAAAAAACTTTAGATTCTGAATTCCAGTCCTTCAATGGATTTAATGTTTCGGTAAAAGACGAGGATGTTGAAATACCGATTTCATTTAATGTAGCTGAAGAAGAAAGATTGGCAATGAAGAATGATTTGGAGGATTTTGATACAGATTTATATTTTGAGAATAGATGGTTTAACAAGGAAGGGAAACCAAATGTTCAACAAATAATGGCAGATAAATATCTGCTTGAGAATCGTGAAAAAATCTTTTCAAAAATAGCAAATGAAGCTGCATCTCAAAGATTGTTAGCTCATTTAAAAAAGAACGGGAATATTAATATCAACCAAACACCAACTCCACAAGGAGCGAAACCGGATCTTAATGGCATAGAAGCTGAAAGGCAGAGAATGGCAGAATGGGCCTTTAGTTCGTAACTTGTTATTGCCTTTGGAGGAGGCGTTAAAAAACAAAATTCAATATTATGGCAGGAATACCTACCTCAAATATTTTGCAGCCGGGTAATATATCGTTGCAAACCCAGAATAGACAACTTATGGTTGATCTACAATTATTGACTCCACAGTATTACAAGCAATACACTCAAAAGTATGGCAATGAAGATTTTACTTGGTGGTTAGCTGCTCATAGCGGCATGGAAGAAGTTAAAAACTTAAATTACTTCTGGTTTGAAAACAGAGGTAAATTAATGCCGGGTGTTACTAACGAATCTACAGTTGCTGCAGGCGTTGGTTCTACTTTAACTTTAACTTTAGGACAAGAAGCGTACTACAACAATGGTACTCAATCTCCATTAAGAGTTAACGAAACTTTGCGTGTGGCTTCTTCTAACATTGAGGGTGTTATCATCTCAATTGACGATAGCGTAGCTTATGCATGGACTTTCCAAGTTGCACCTAAGCAAACATCTCAAAGATTTGCTTCTGCTGGTGTAAACTCATTGTTAGCAGGTGAGGTTTTATTATTCGGTGGTGATGCAGATGCTGGTGAAGCTTCTCAACAAATCAATCCTTTAATCCAATTGGATCAAAGATATGATAACTATGTAACTGAAATTCGTGATGGTTGGTCTAACACTGACTTAGCGCAAATGGCTGAAACATATTATGAGTTCCCAGTATCTCCAGATATGGCTGCTAATGGCGTTACAGCTTTCACTTACAAGGGTATGTATAAGACTCTTGTTCGTTTCAAGAACAACGTAGAAGCAAAATTAATGCGTGGTGATTTACAAAATAACTCTGCAATTGATTCTAATTCTCAAGGTTCTGTAGGTATCATCCCTAAAGTAGTTGCTGACGGTGAAACTGTTGGTTACACTCCGGGTACTTTAGATATCCAAAAATTACATGAGATTACTCGTATCATGGACGTTAATGGTTGTGCTAAGCAATCTGCTTGGTTAACTGACATCTTCCAAAGACAAGATTTCTCTGATGGTATCTTCGCTGCTTACCCAGCTGGTGCTTTCGTTTATGGACAAGGCGAGAAGTCTAAAGAAGCTTCTGTTGCTTATGGTTTCCAAGAAATCTTTATTGATGGATATTTATTATCTGTTAAGAAGTACTCTCAATTCAACACTGAGGTTACAACTGGTTTAACTCCAAACGTTGATTACTTCCGTAATTTCGGTTTAATCTATCCAATGGGTGAAACTAAGGATGCAAAAACTGCTCAAGCTTACAAGAACATCACTATTATGTATCAACAACCTCCTCAAGGTGGAACAGTTGGTAATGGTATTCGTGTATGGCAATTTGGTGGTGGATCTCCTAATCCAACAGATGGTACAATGACTAATCAAATTGCGATGATCACTTATCGTGGTACTCGTGTTTGTGCAGCAAACCAGTTCATTATCGTTCAAGGTAACTAATTAGTTATTTGAATATTTATCGGGTAGGGGCAACTTTATTGATTGCCTCTACCTTTTTTAACACTTAAAAACCATTTTATGGCTAAGTTAAAGGCAAGATCAGTAGGAATATCAGATTCCAACTATTCAGTACAAGGTGAAATAAAGGTACAAAGACAGTATGAAGAAGCAGCTCAAGCTATTGAATTAGCTCCTGCATCAAATAACGGTACTACTTTCAAAATTTTCAAGTTATCAGATACTAAAAAGAATGGTAAATACCATATGGAAGGTATTGATGATGTATGGAATGAAAAGAAAGGCAGAATGGAAAGAATTAGACTTTTGAGAGGTTATCCAAGCATTTGGGTAGAAGATCAAAAAGGTCTTGAAAAATCATTTGTAGAACAAAATAGAAGAAGTTTAATCTTTGATCGTAGAGTATTAAGGGTAGCTGACTATGATGTAGAAGCACTTGAGTTTTTGAATCTTTGCAATGCTAATTTAGATAATCCAAATAGAAAAGGAACTAGAAAAATTACATTCTTCCAATGGAATCCACAAAGAACAGCAGAGCTTGAAAGAGCAAAACGAGTTGCTAAGGTTGAAGCTATTAAATATGCTTCATTAGCTAGTGACGAGGAAATGCGCAAACATTGCAATTTCTTAGGAATTTCGTTTGTAGATGATTTAGGTATGCCTAAGTCTATGGAGGCTTTAAGAAATGACTATGAACTTTATGCAGAAGCACAGCCTAATAAATTTATGCAAAGTGCTGGTACTAAAGAAGTTGAAATAGCATTTATAGTTAAAAAAGCTTTAATTGACAATAAAATTGACACTACTACAAAAGCGGGTTCAGCTTATTGGTCAAATAATGGTGGTTTTATCTGCAAAATTCCAGCAGACAAAAAGCCACAGAATTATTTGGTTGATTTCGCAATGTTCCCTCAAGATGAGAGTAAAGCATTTTTAGAGCAATTAAAGAAATTAATGTAGTTCTTTCCCCTCTAAATAAAATAAGCCCTGTAGCCTAAAAATTACGGGGCTTTTTTCGTATATTTGTTGTATAACTTATTCCAATGAATGTTAATGATATGTATCGTATTTGTCAGTTTGCAGTTAATAAAGCGCAAAATGGCTATTTGACTCCATCTGAATTTAATCTTGTTATAAATCAAGCACAAGTTTCATATCAAGACTACTTGTTGGGCGAGTTTCAGCAATATCAATATGGCAGACCTCAAGCTAGGGTTAGTTATAGCCAAAATCAAAATATTAGACAAAGGTTAACCCCATTGATTGCAGAGGCTACATTAACAATAAATAGCACAACCGGTCAATCACCTTATCCAGTTGATTATTTGCAAACAGATGCAATTATAACACCAGCTTTTAAGAGAGTTAGATATTCTCAACAAGATACTTTGTATTCTTATTACAATAGCGAAATTGATCCAATTGCAACTAATCCTATTTATTTATTAGAGCCTGCTGGATTTCAGTTTTATCCTGTAACACTTGGGAGTGCCATTTTAACTTATGTAAAAAACGCACCTGAAATAGTTTGGGCTTATACAACTGTAAGCGGTAGGCCTTTTTATGCTCCTACTCAAACGGGGTCAGGAGTTACTCCGACAACAGGGACAGTACAGCCAGTATGGGATGACGTAGATTTATTAGAAATAATATCTAGGGCATTAAAATTAATTGGCTTAAATTTACAAGACGGACAAGTGCAACAATATGCTAATCAAGTAACACAAATTGGGCAATAATGACTAGAAACGCATTTATAGAAAGAATATTAAGACAGATTTATAATGGGCAACCATCTGATGATAGCAGCATTACTTATAATCTAGTTAATCAATGGCTTAATGATGCTATTGGATTAGCGGCTAAAAGAAATTATACTGATGGTATTCAAATGGATGGAATTGCTTATGTAAACAATTCTTTTTATACCACATTTACAAATTTAGATATTGCAGCTGAGCCAGTTGATACTGTTACTTACAGTGTAGATTTACCTCAAATACCAGTAGCTTTAGGAAAGGATGAAGGTATTGCTATGTTGCAATTTGTTGGTGATAAAAAAACATCTCAGACCGCAATACCATTAAGCATGAATCAAGTTGCTTATCAAGAGCAATTAAGACCAATACAAAATAAAATACTTTATTGGATTGAAGGTAAAAATGTTTATATTAAAAGTGCAATACAATTAACATCGTATAAGGCTACGATAAGAATGGTTAGTGGTGGAATTTCAACAGACTTGAATTCAACATTAAATATACCTGATGATTATATTCCTTTGATAGTAGAATATATTAAGGGGCAATTAGCTTTTGAAAGATCAAGACCAATAGACACAAGTAATGACGGAGTAGATAACAACAACTAAATAATATATGAAACCAATTAGAGATTTTGTTTTAGTAAAACCATTTGCACCAGAAGAAGTTACCGAAGGCGGACTATTATTGCCAGAAGGGTATAGAGAAAGAAATTGTAAGGCAAAGGTAATTTCTGTAGGTAACGGAACGGCTAAAGTTAAAATGGAGGCTAAAAAGGATGATATTGTTTTCCATGTAAAAGGAGCAGGAGAACCAATTATATTAGATAATGAACTTGTTTTCTTAATTCGTCAAAACGATATATTAGCTTACGCATCAAATAATTAAATATGTCACAAGTTAGAAATTATATAACACTAGATTCTGTAATCAATGATTATATTGATGAAAGTGAACAATCCGTACATAAATACGCTAAATTATACAATATAGCTGTAAGAGGTATGGAGAAATTAGGGCTTGACTTTTTTTACAAAATAAGAACAGTTAAAGTTGCTATTGATACAACAAATTATACGGCTCAGTTGCCTAATGATTATATTAGTTATACTAAGATAGGTGTATTAAATTCAGTAGGAGAAATTATCCCATTGAAGTTTAATAACAAAATGACATATTATGCAGATCAACAGCCAGATAGATTGGCATTGACTCAAGATAATACTTTGGCTACATGGTATCAATCAGATTTGCCATTGTGGTTTAATTATTGGGATGGATATGGTTTCCAAAATATTTATGGATTACCAAGTGGCTCTCCATTTGTAGGTCAATTTAATATTGATGATTCAAATGGTGTGGTTCTTTTAAATCAATATTTTTATTATTCTTATTTGATGATAGAATATTTATCTAGTGGTAATCCGGAAGAAACTTTTTCTATACCTATTCAATTTAGGGAGGCATTGCTTTCATGGTTAGCTTGGAGAGATATAGCAAGTATGCCAAGTACAAGAAAAGGTAATTTAGGTGATAAAAGAGATAGAAAGCAAGAATTTTATAACCAAAGAAGAATTGCTAATGCTCAATTTAAGCCATTGTACTTAATGCAAGCTTACGAACAAAATTTAGACACTCAAAGAATGACTGTAAAAGCATAATAGATGATCATAAATAACCCTTTTAATGGTAAATTAAATTTAGATACTGCACAATATAGAATATCTAATGGCGATTACATTGATGCATTAAATGTTACAAAAGATGCAGAGGGTACTGGTCAAGATAAGGTTATATCTAATATATTAGGGAATAGCTTATTGCCATACACTTTACCAGCTGGCACAAATAAAATTATTGGTTTTTACCCAGATAAAATAAGGAATAGAGCATATTATTTTTTGTGGAATAGCAATGGGTTTAATAGTATTTTGTATTATGATTTAAGTAATGATATAATTGTAAAAGTTTTAGTAAGTAAAACAGATAGTGATGGTATTGATATTCTAAATTTTGATCCTTCATATAAAGTTTTATCGGTTAATGTATTTTACAGAGATGATGAAGGAGATATTTTGTATTTTAATGATGGCTTAAACCCACCTAAAAGTATAAATATAGATGCGGATTACGGTACATCTTGGAAATTAGAATATCTATTGATAGCTAAAGCTCCTCCAGTAATGCCGCCAAAGGTTACTTACGAAAATGATACAATTGTTACTGTAAATAATTTAAGAAATTCATTATATCAATTTTGTTACAGATTTGTGTATGATAATAATGAAAAATCTGTATGGAGTTCAAAAAGTATAGTTCCGCTTCCACAGCAGCCTACTTTATTTTTAACAAATTCTGATTTAAGTTTAAATGCTAGAATTTCTATTTCAGTTTCAAGTGGTGGTACAGATGTAAAAGGCATTGAATTAAGTTTTAGAGAAAACAACAATAGCGTAATTTCTGATTGGTTTTTAATTAGTCAATTTGACAAAGCAGAAAATGCTATCCCTCATAACGACATATTTACATATAAATTTTATAATGATAGTATTTATTCTCAAATTGATGTTATTGAATCTAGTCAATTACAAGATTATGTTCCTCAAAAAGCAAATGCCGCAGAATTAGCAAATGGTAATACTTTATTATATGCCGGAATTACAGAAGGGTATAATAAAACAAATATGGAATTGTTAGCTTATACGCCTAATTCATCTTTAGATATTCCGGTACCAATATATTTCTTTAAGGATTATTGTGGTTTATTATTCTTTGCTACTTGTAACGGTTTAGATAGCGGATCAACTGGTAGAACATTGAAAATATATTTATATGGAACAGGTACAAATACAAATGGACAAGTAACTACATTAAATAATCCTGTAGGTCAATATGTTATAAATGTAGTAAATTCTAATAATGTAAATATAGGTTATACTTATCAAAATTTAACTACCCCTAAAACTGTTTCATCAATACTTACTGATATATCAGCAGGATTGGTTGCGAATGGCAATAATTGGACACAGGTATCATTAGTTGGCAATATTTTAATAATGTCAAATACAAATGATTTCACCCTATATTCAAGTGGTGTTAAATACATTAGTTCTAGTACAAATAATCCAGATAATACTCAATTTGCAAATTCATGGGATTCTGGGTATCAGTATGGGTTACAATATTTTGATGGGCAAGGAAGAACAATAGGTACGCAAACTAATAAGTTAGCTACTTTTACTACATATATAAATAATGGTACACAATTCCCTCAAACATATTTAGAGATTAAGAATAGACCTCCTTTAGAGGCAAGATATTATCAAGTAGTAAGATCAAACAATACTACTTATAATAAAAGATTGTATTGGATAAGTAATAGTGCATATAGAAGCCCGTTATCATTAAATATAATAACATCTGTTTATGATTTAGAGTCATATGCTTATGTTGATATTTCTAACATTTCTGAATATAATAAACAATTCAGCTCTTCAGTAAATGTTGTTTCTTATTCATTTACACCCGGTGATAGAATTACATTTTTAAGCAGATATGATTCAACAGGCACTATTAGTAATATAAATTTATATGATTGTGAAATATTAGGAACTGAAGCATCTATTAACACAACGGTTGGTACAAGAGTGGGTAATTTTATAAAAATAAAATATCCACAAGCTGCTGTTGATGAAGAGCCAAATAATTTTAATTTTAATGGAGATAAGGACTTTATGCATTATCAAATATTTTTGTATAATTATTCCACAAATTCCGATGAATCACAAAAGTTTTTTTATGAATTTGGTAAATGTTTTGGCATAGGTAATTATGGTACGGCTAATGCTTATCATATAGGTCTTGAACAAACGCAATCTCCAACAAGTCCATCAACAGTTCCTGCAATTGTTAGTGGAACAAATGGTGATTTATTTTATAGAAAAAGAAGCATTATATTAAATAATACATGGGTTTATAATTGCGGCAATCAAGATATTGATTTAATACCAAGTACGACATTGTATATTATTGATAGCTTAATAATGAACCTTAATATTCAAAATGGCCAAATGCCTTTTTCCAATAGTGATTATCAAGTTTCAATACAGCCCACTGTCGTTCAGTTAAAAATAGGAGGAGTTGTTCCTTTTTACCCAGAATTTACAGATGATGGAGTTTTTTATAACAAAACATCTGGATTAATTTTATTAAATATAGTTTTTGATGTTAGAATAACAGTTAATACATCTACAACTAATGTATTGCCTCAATTTGAAATGTTTTTAGTAAGCGCAACAGAAAAAACATATCAAAATATTCAAACAAGTCGCGTAACAGATAGCACTGGATATATATACTCATGCGATACAAAAGTAACTATCCCAGCTAATACAAAAATGTGGATAGGCGTATATGGGGATAATGCTTATGTGGCATCTTTTGATTTGACTATGAGTGTATTGCAAAGCAAAACTATTGAAATTATTGAAAGTAGTTTTAATGATGCATATTACTTGACAATGAATAGCAATGGCAGATCTTCTGTTATTGATGAAAATGCTAGACAAGTGTATTATCCTACATTAATAAGATATAGCCAAGCTTATCAAATTAATACAAATATAAACGGAACAAATAATTTTTTATTTGAAAATTTTGATGAATACGATAGAAGTTTTGGTGATGTTATGAGATTGCATGTTAGGGATAGGTATTTAAAAGTTTATCAAAAATTTAAAGTTGGTAATGTACCTATTTTGACACAAATTATTAAAGATAGTGCTGATAACCCGCTACAAGCAAATACTGATAAATTAATTAACAAGATACAGTATTTCGCAGGTGATTATGGTATTGGAGATGCTTCTACAAGTCTTGCTTGGAATAACTTTGCAGACTATTTTGTAGATAATTATAGAGGTGTAGTATGTAGATTAAGTCAAGATGGAATAACTCCTATTAGTATAGTTTATTTTACAAATGCGTTTTTTACTGCAAATTTGCCTGATTATAGACAATCATTAAATAATGGAGCAGCAGCTGATGGGGCAATTTATACTGGTAATCCATGTATTTATGGAGTTTTTGATGCTTATACAAATAAGTATATTATAGCAATGGAAGAAATCAATAGATATTCTGATTGTACTTTTAATGGTGGTACTGCAAGAGCTATTGCTAATGCTACTTTTATTGCTTCTTATAGTATGGTAAGTGCTAACACTGTTTGTGATAATTGTAACGGGGTACACCCGCTAGAGGTATTTACTATTTTAGAACCAGCTTATGCTAATACATTATGCACTGCACAAGTATTAACAAGTCCCGGAATTTTAGATGGAAGTATAACGGGCGAAGTTTGGATAAGCACTTGCAATGGAATTAGTAGACAATTTGGGGCGGGTCTTGGTCCGGATGGTACAAATATAGCAGTATATCAAGCTAATTGTCAAGCTTGTCCGACCACTACAACTACCTCTACAACTACAACTACATCTACAACAACCTCTACATCTACAACTACTACAACAACAGCAGCTCCTACATATTATACATTGTTGGGACCTGTAGGATTATTTAGCACATCTAATAATGCTTGTTTAGGTTATAATAGTGGTAGAAGTTATCAAAGTAATGTAAACTTTATGCAGTCAGGTGTAACTTATATTTATGATTCAACATCACCTACAGTAGTACCTTTAGATACAGGAGGACAATGGAAATCATTAGTTTTTGTAGCCACATCTACAACATACGCTGTAATTACTGATTCTAATGGTTTAGTAAGTAATTATACTTCATGCTAATTAATTTAAAATTATAAAAAAATTATGTATATACTAGTTACATTAAACCCCGATCAAGGTGCAGATTTAGGCCCAAATTTTACATTAACTGCCAATGTTGGAAGCTTATCTCCTGCAACAGCTACATTAACTCAATTATTAGCCGGTGTAACAGTTCGTGCTGATGAGGGTGTTAGTTCAATTGTTATAACTTCTCAAGGGATATGTACTAATTCAATAACGCTTGGTGTATTACCGCCTACCACTACCACTACAACTAGTTCAACCACAACTACTACAACTACAAGTACAGATTGCTTATTAGCTGGGGGAACTGTTAAGAAAGCTCCATATGTTTATTATCCAAATCGTTTTATATTTGGTAATTTGTCTGGAAGTGGTACAAATAATATATGTTTAGGCATAACAACGTCAGTATATGGGTCTGTGCCTGTTGGTATATTTGATATGCCGGCATTTTTATTTTTAGATCCTTGTGGGTTAGTTCCGTTTACGCAATATCCATATGTTAGAGATTCTTTATTTGGACTTCCTAGTTCTATTTATAATTATAATACTTCTACTGGTGCAGTGGGATCTTATGTATCATCATGTTTATAAAATATATAAAATAAAAATATATGGCAACAGCTACAATAAAATTAACAACAATAGGTACGGCAGCAGGCCCTTTTAATTTGTATACAAATGTGGATTCTTATACTACCCCATTTGAAACGGGATTGACAAGGGCGCAGCTTTTAGCAGGGTTTTTATCAAACAATTTACCGGGTATAGCTACCACAGTAAGAGTAAAATCAAGTCTTTATTGTGTTAATTATTTAGATATTAATATAACAATTGGGTGTTAAAAATTTAATTAAATGGCAAATACATTATTATATCATCAAGATCCATATACTATCTCATTTGATGAGGTAGGTAACTCTTTTGAATCATTTTACTCATATCATCCAGAAATGATGGGATGTTTGAATATTACACTATTTACGTTTAAAAATGGAGCAATTTGGATGCATAAAAACAATACATATTGTAATTTCTATGGGGTTCAATATAATGCATCAATAACAAGCGTATTTAACTCAAATTCATTGGATAAAAAGACATGGGTTTCAATAATGGAAACAGGCAATACTACATGGTCTTGTCCAATTATATATACCCAAATGGGGACAGGTGGAAATGAAGCTGTAAAGCAGGTAAGTCAGCTTTTAGAGTCTGATTTTGTAACTTTGGAGTCTGAGTATCAAGCATCGTTTTTAAGGGATTTTAACAGTCCGGGAGGGCTAATAGAGGGGGATAGCCTAAAGGGTAATTACATAGTTATAAAATTTGAGAAAACAAGTGCAAATTCTTTCGTATATTTGAACAGCGCAACGACTAAGTATATTAATTCACCATTGAATAATAGATAATGATTATTAGGGAAAATGATGAGATTGTAGATAATATTGAAGCTGCAATAATGCAATTCCCTGATGAATTAATAGAAGGTCCCTTAGTTCATAAATTTACTGAAGGAATGTATATAAGAGAAATCTTTATGCCCGCTGGATCTTTATGGACAAGTAAGATACATAAAACAGAACATCCATATGTTGTTTCTTATGGAAAAGTTGCTGTATCTATTGATACTGATGAATGGTATGAAATAACAGCTCCTTATACTGGTATAACAAAGCCGGGAACAAGAAGAGTTTTATATATATTGGAAGATTGTATTTGGACTACATTTCACAGAATAGAAGGAATGAAATCTGAATACAATGATTTAAGTGAGCAAGAAATTGAGGTAATAGTAAAAGAGATAGAAGATAAAATATTAGAGCCACACATTAATCAGATTACTGGTTCAGATGTTGGGCAAGAGTATAAAAAAATATTGTGTAATAATAAAAAATTAGAATTATGAGTTTTGCAGCAATTGGAATAACATCAGCCGTCATTTCAACCGGGCTTGGTGCTTACAGTGCAATATCAGCAGATACAAAACAAAAAAGAGCGCAACGCAATCTTGAAGATCTTGCTAAAAATTCGCCATTATATAAAGCAGATAAATCTATTGATGAATATTATCAACAAGCATTAAATAGATTTAATGAAAACCCATATCAATCTCAACAATATCAAATGGGGGCTATGAATGCTAGAAGAGCAACAGCTCAAGGTCTAAGGGCATTGCAAGACAGGAGATCAGCGATAGGTGGTATTAGTAGATTAGAAGCGGGGCAAAATTATGCCATGCAAAATTTAGGCGTTCAAGCTGAAGCTCAAAGAAATCAAAGATTTAATCAATTTGGTAACGCTACTCAAATGAAGAGTGCTGATTATCAAAGACAATTTGATTTTAACCAAATTACACCGTACAACCGTAAATTACAATTGGAGCAAATGAAAGGAGCAGCAGCAGGTGAACAATTTAATGCTGGTATGCAAATGATAGGACAGGGATTAAGTGCAGCGGGAACAATAGCAGCTTCTGGGTATGGGGGTGGTGTAAAAAATAGTCCAGACTCTCTATCGGCTAATGCGTCTTTTGATCGTACTATTGGTTCTCCTTATGGTAATTTTGATAAGGCATATAGTCCAAAAATTAATTATAGTCAATACTGGAAACCATCAAAATAATTAAAAATGGCATCTACAGGATTATTAGCGGGTGTTAACCCATATAGAGGTGGTAATGTTGCAGTAGATTTTACATCTAAGCCACTTCAAGTATATTTGCAAATGCAGCAAAAGCAACAAGCTAAGGCTGAAGCTATTGATAAATATTATAAAGATTATGAAAAATCTTTAAATTCAGCAGGACTAACACCTGAAGAGCAAAAAATATTTACTGATAAATTAAATGAAGTAAAAGGATTTGCAATCAAAAATAAAGAAAAGCTTACAAATCCTTCAAAATATGGTTATGATACGCAAGCTACAGTAGATGCTGGTTTTAGAGAATTATCAAATTATCTTGGTGGGGCAAAGCAAGCAGCAGGAGAAAGGAAAGCTTTTAAAACTATTCATGATAAAGCAATAGCTGAAGGCAAGAATGTATCTCCTAATTATTTAGATATATGGGGCAATGCAATGAAGCCTTATGGTGCTGGTTATGTAGCTCCCGCTATAGATCAAATAAAAATATATGATTCATTTGATCCAGTTAAATTTGGTCAAAAATTAGACACACTTCTTAAAAGAACAGAGGGAGTTGCAACAAAAGAATTTTTACCGGGTTCAAAGATTGAATATCAATGGGTAACTCCTAAAGAAATTAATAAAGATGAAGCAAAATCTTTAGCTTATAGTGAATTGAATGATGACGGGTATAAAGATTATTTGTTAAATATTCAAAAAGATCCAGTTTTTGCACAAGCATTAGCTAAAGTATATCAAGACAATACTGGAAAAAAATTAGATATTAATAATTTAGGTGAATTATCTTATGCTAATGTTTTATCTCAAGCACCTCTTATTAAAGATAGAAGTATTCCTAAATTAACAGAATCCGAAGAAACAAGATTAGCTCTAGCTAGACAAAAGAAAAATGAAGTAGTCAGTGTAGTAGAGGAAGGTAATTTATTAGATCAAATACCAGATATTAATTTAGCTTCTGGAGGTAAAATATCAAAAGGAGTGGCATACGATAAAAGTGGTTCGCCATTAAATGGAAAAATTTATTTAGGGAAAGATGATTTACCGAGTGAATGGTTTTCTGTTATTGGCAATCCTAAAGGTGTTTCAGGGTTTGATATAACATTTGTTGATGGTAATCCAGAGAAAATAGGCAATAAGAGAGTTGGTAATATAAATAGGCAGTCTATGCTTAATTATCAAAGAAAATACAATACTGAGCCAAAAAGCGGACCTCAATTAGATTTTAGCAAAAGTAAGTACACTGCAACAGGAGCAAATGGAGTTAAAATATATTCAAAAGATGGTGTAAATTGGTTTGATAAAGCCGGTAAAAAAATTCAATAATGCCAGATAACGATAAAATACAATTACCTAAAGGGTTTAAATTAGACGAATTAGACGAATCTATTGAAACGCCTAATGTGAAATTGCCTAAAGGGTTTACATTAGATACAGAAGTTGTAAAAAAAAAAGTTGGTGGCGAAGAATCTTCCCTTACAAAATCACAATTGGCTTTACCAGACTTTGAGAAAGGTAAGGCTTTTGCTGAAAAGGGTTTTTTAATGCAGCCGGAGGGTACAAAATCTCCAAAAGAAGTAAAAGTTGAACCTGTAGAAAAACAAGGATGGCTATTGAATACAGTGTCTGCATTAGACAAAGGTTTCGCAAAAAATTTCATTAGTAGTCCGATTAAAGGATTAGGTACAGTTCTTCAGGGTGCAACCAAAAAGGCTTTGGGTGGAACTGGAGAGGGTATTATAAGTGACAACTTAATAAAACTTGGCGATTATTTAAATAACGCAATAGATGAACTAACTCCACAAGATGAAGAATTTAAAGGCTCACTTACTGATCAAGTTGCACAAGCATTTGGACAAGTAGGGTCTTTAATAGCTACTGGGGGTATTGCGGGAGCAGCAGGAAAAGGTGCAGCATTAGTTAGCCAAGCGCCTAAAGCTTCAGCAGCTGCAACGGCAGTTAAGACACTTGGATCACAATTAGCTTCCCCTACAGCAGTAAGCGCAGGTCTTTCTATGGGACAAGCTGAATTTGATAGAGCAAAACAAGAAGGCGCTAATGATGATCAAGCATTTGAGGCATTTTACAAAAACGCAGCAGTTGGTTCGGTATTAGAAACCATCCCAGTAATGCAATTCTTCAAAAGATTTAATAATACAACAGGAGGAAGCGTAGCTAACTATATTAAAACAAAAGGTGTTGCTGGTCTTACGGGTGGTATTGAGGAAATGACAACAGAGGTATTGCAGCAAATTTATTCTAATAAGACAGCAAAAGATATATATAATATTAACCAAGATATATTAGATGGCGTAGGTACGTCTGGTGGAATTGGTTTTGGCGTTGGTTTTTTACTTAACGCTATGGGTGCTAATGCTAAGATTTTAAGAAAGGAAGGCAAGCAAAAAGAAGCAGATGTTTTAGAAAATCAGATTAAGCAATACGAAGATAATTTAGAAAACCCTAAAGTAACTTCTGGTAATAAAGTATCTGCTAAGGATATTGTTACACAAGGAGTTGAAATAGGTACTCAAAAAGCAGTTAAAAATTTAGATAGAGATTTAGCTAATAATGTTATTACTCCTGAACAGTACCAAGAAGGTATTGTTTTTGCAGAAAAGGCAGCACAAGTTGCAAATAAAATACCTGAAACAGTAACGGGCGAAAGTAGAGCGAAATCAATTGAGCTATTGGTTGAGAGAAACGACATAAACCAAGCTAACCAAAATTTACTTCAGCAAAAACAAAATACAGACGTAGCTTATCATGCAGGTATAGATGAAGAAATAAAAGCCAACGAAGAAAGAATTAAAAAATTAGATTCAGAAGTATATAACATTGCAAAGAAGCCATCAAAAGAATTTGGAGGTAAAAAATATATAGTAGATGGAGAAGAAGTAACTCAAGCTGAATTTGAAGCATTGCAAGGAAAGCCGGTAGGTACAAAGGAAATTATTAAAGCAGAAATTAAGCCAGCGCCTGAAGTTTCTGATATAGAAAAAAGAAGAAAAGAAGAATTAGCAGCGGAACCTCCATTGTCATTAAATTTGACTAAAGAGGAAAATGAAAAATTAATATCTAAAAATAAGGAAATAAATGCTAAATATGATGCAGAATTAGCTGCGTTAGAAGAAGTTAAGCCTACTGAAGTTGAAGTAACTGAAGAAGTTAAACCAACTGAAGTAAAAACAAAAGCAGCAGAAGTAATACCAAAGGAAGGAGAAGTAAAAGTTTATAATGCTAAAGATTTAAAAGCAAACCCAAAAGTTTTAGAAGAAGATAAAGATTATTATAGTTTAACTTATCCAAAAAGTTTTGTGAAGCTATTTACTGATATGGTTAGTTTGAAAAACAATGGTTTTGAAAATGCAAAAATTGGAGATGTTATTAATATATTTAAAAAAGATTATGTTGTTGGTGGATTTATTGAAAATAAAAAAAATCCAGACAAGACGAGCATTAAATTAATAAGAGTAGATAAGAATGGTAATTTATTAAGAGAACAAGACTTATCAAAGAAAGAACAAAAAGAAGGGAAAGCTAAAGAATTTGAAGAAGAGGAAGAAGTTGAAGTAGAAGAACCAGAAGTAGCCGAAATAACAAAAGAAGAAGAAACTAACAAACAATTAGCTGAAACAGAATTATTACTAAGTGGTGAAGCTGAAAAAAGAAGAAAAGAAGGTAAATTCACTAAAGATGGTATTGAGTATAATAGAAATGAAAAGCAAAAAGGTGAAGTAGGTAATAATGGTGAAGTTAGATTTACTAACGATGTATCTCTACCTTTTAAGTATAAATTGGTTGAAGCTGAAACTATACAGCCTTCCCATGAAAATGGAATTAGAAACCCTTTGCATTTTATACCAGAAGCGCAGCCTAAGAATAGAAATGATGTAGGTAGTTTGCAAGCGGAAGAAAGTTTCGCGAACAACCCAAGATTTGAAGAATTGGGAGAAAATACAAATGCTTACAGTGGTTCTCCTGTGGTCAATGAAAGAGGAGAGGTAATACAAGGTAATAACAGGTCTGCCGGGTTAAGAAAAGGCTATAAGAGAGGTAATGCTCAATATAAAAATGATCTTGCAAATAATGCAGAAAAATTTGGATTTACAAAAGAGCAAGTTGAAAGCATGGGTAATCCAGTACTTGTAAGAGAAATTGCTGTTTCGGATGTTGGGGCTATTGAATTAGGTAACTATGATGTTAAGGATTTAGAAACTGGTGGTAAAAGAAGATTAGATCCTGTTTCAATAACAAGAAGAATGCCTTTTGAGTTAAAGGGTAGAATATCAGATGTTTTATTTAAAGGGGATGATACGCTTAATAAATCACTTAGGGATAATTCCAAAAAAATATTAGAATTACTAAGCCCTTACTTGAATCAGTCGCAGAGGAATACATTATTTAAAGATGGGGCATTGACAGAAGCTGGTGCAAAGGATTTGGAAGCAGTGGTTCAGCACTTTTTATTTGACGGAGGAGATGTAGCGTTACCAGATTTATTTGAAAGTTTATCTTACACACAAAAGGAAGGATTAAGAAAGTCTTTGCCAAGCATTTTTTCTACAACTTCAGAAAAAAGCATAACACCTCAAATTCAAGAAGCTATTATAGCTATTAATTCTTTTAATGAAAGCGGTATAGGTAATTTTGATAATTGGCTTAGTCAGACAGATATGTTTAATGAAGGCAAAACCCCAAATGACACATTTTCACCTACGGCAATAGCAATAGCAAAAATATTGAACATTGGAAGTCAAAAAGAGATAGCTGCGGAATTTGCAAAATATGCAGATGCCGTAAAAGATAAGCCTGCAACTATGTTTGAAGAAGCTCAAAAAGGCGTATCTAAAAAAGAAGCAATACAACAAATATTTAAAACAGAATATAATGAAACAGCAGAACAAAAAGCAATTGGTACAAGAGGCGGTAAAGAGGCTATTGGAAAGCAGGAAGCCATTGAAAAAACAAAGCCAAAGCCAAAGTCAAAGCCAAAGCCTACCGAAAGCCAAGCAGTAAAATATTATAAAGAGGCGGTTACTAAGGCTAGTAAAAAAGCTAAGGAAAATGCTAAAAAAGAATTTGTAGATCGTAACTTTGACCTTATTATAGAAAAATTAAAAATTCAAATAAAATGCCCAACGTAAAAAATTTATTAAGCCCTAGTATGAAAAAGGGCTTGCAAAAGGCTATATATGCCGAATTGTACCAGTCTAACCTTTGGAAGCATATTGCTAACCAATTACAGAGATTAGGCTTTTTTGGAGGTCAAAAGTACTTCCTAGCAGAAAGCGCAGAAGAACTTACCCATTACCAAATATTTGTTGATTTTATCAATGATATGGGTGATGTGGCAGATGTGCCAAAAATAGATGCAATTGAAGATGAAATTGACTCAATCGCAACAGCTTTACAGGTAGCTTATGATATGGAATTAGATGTATATAACCAATACAAAAAATTCTACCAAGAAGCTGAAGAAGAAGATTGCGCAGTAGGTATATTCTTACAGCAGTTTGTTACTATCCAATTAAAAGCGGTAGGAGCTTATGGTGATTTGATTAGTCGTTACAATAGATGTGGTACAAATGAAGCAGCTATTTTAGAATTTGATAGATATTTGTCAAAACAATAATATATAAATAATGGGTTGCATTTACGTTATAGATGGAGTTGAGTACAACGAAGCACAGCTTAAAGAGTATTTAGCCAATAATTTAGAAGCATTTTCTGGCGAATTGGCTGGGGAAGAGTCTGAGGTTAGAGGTATTAATAAAGCCGCTAATGAAATGAGAAGGCAATATCTTAATATGGAAAGCTATGATCCAGATGTAATAACCAATTTTAAGGCAAATCAAGAAGCTGAAGAATGGCTAAAGGAAGGTGGAGATGTAAATGAATTGCTTGATAAGTTAGAAAATGGTGGTCCCGTTAGTTTGTTTGAGCAAGAAGTAGTTAAGATTTTAAATATGGAATTGGATGCTAAAATAGCAGAGAATCCAACAGACGAACTACTTGCTAAACAAAGAAGATTAACAATAATAAATGATATAATTGGTACTGATGCGGCTAGAGTATTGCAAGCAAGAAAGGGTATGCCAGCACCAATGACAACTATTTCTGATTACTACATTGATAAAATGAATAGAAATGGAGTAGATGTATTGACTAAAGCTCAAAAAGAAGAAACAAAAGCAGATTTTGAAAAAATATCAAAGCTTGAGAAAGAAGTAGAAAAGTTAAGGGAGCAAGTAAATGATGCAGCTGCAAAAGAATTAACTCAAAGAGAGATAAACGAAACCAAGAAATCTGTAACGGGTAAAACGGGTAAAAAAATAGATTATGCAAAAGAAAGAAGCAAGGTAATTGGAGATATTAGGCAGAAATTGAAGAATATTAGAGAGGGAAGAGATGGTGTTAATGCTGTCCCATTGCCGGGCGTAAAAGAATTTATTGAAATTGCTCCAGATGTAGCAAAATTAGCAAGATTGTATGTTCAAGAAGGAGTAGAAAATCTTGGAGATTTAGTTACTAGAATACATGATGTATTAAGAACGGAATTAGCTGGACTCACAAAGCAAGATGTGCAAGATATGATTGCTGGCAAATACAATGAGCCAAGACCAACAAAATCAGAACTACAATACAAAGTTGAAAGTTTAAGAAAAGAAGCAAAGTTGCTTAATGAAATTGAAGCGGTAAAAGCTGGAAAGCCAAAGACTGAAAAGGAAGAAATACGAAAAAATCAAAGAATTGCTAATTTAAATAAGCAATTAGTTGAAGCTAAAAGACAAGCTGGGTATTATGATGACGTAAGAATTAAACAGGCAGAAAAAACTGTATCTAAAAATATAGAAGATTTAAAAAGAAGGATAGAAGAAAAGGATTTTGAAGTAGAAAAAGCTGAAAAAATAAGCAGCCCAAAATTAGAAGAATTAAGGGAAGAACAAAAAGCACTTAGGAATGAATTTAATGAATTAAAGAATGAGGGCAAAGTAAAAAAAGATAAAGATCAAACAAGATTAGAAAGTTCTATTAAAAATGTTGAAGCACAAATAGCTGAATTTGAAAGAAGAATTAAAGAAGGAGATTATTCAAAAAAACCAAAACGTATAAACATATTAGATGATACTGAATTAAAAAAGAAAAATCCAGAATTATTTAATAAGCTATTAGATGCGAGTGATAAGTTAGATAATTTAAAATTTGAGTACGCCAACAAAATGGCTAGAGAAGAAATGGAGTCAAAAAGAGGTTTTGAAAAAGGGGTAGCTGTAGCTGGGAAGTTTGCTCAAGAAGGATTTAATACTGTAAAGGCATTGAAGGCGGGAATAGATAACTCCGTTGTATTTATTCAAAATGGTATTGCTGTTTTAAACCCAATGAATATCAAAGCTACAGCAAAAGGATTAAAATCGCAAATAGAGGTTTTTGGTAGCGAAAATAATTTTAGAAGAAGATTAGTTGAAATTTATGAAAATAAGCCATTAATAGATATGGTAACTAGATCTGGACTAGATTTAATTGATCCAAAAGGATTTAGGCAATCAATTGCAAATGAGCAATTTGGCGGCCAAAACTGGTTAGATAAACTGAAGTTTAAGATTACTGAAAAAACAGAATTAGGTGAAATTAAAACTAAAACATACAAAGCATCAGACCTAATATCTCCATTTGAAAGAATTTTTGCTGCATTTAGTAATGAATTTAGGTTGCAAATATTTATCAGAGGTGCAGAAAGATTAATGGCTAAAGGGAAAACCTTAGATAATAATATTGAAGATTTTAAAAGTTTGGCAAGTTATGCAAATAACATTACTGGTAGAGGTAAAATACATAATTTTTTAAAATCATCAGATCCACTTATATCTGCATTAGTATGGGCGCCCGGACTTATGTCATCTTCTTTAAATATAATGGGGCTTGGCGATGCTGTTAATTTAGGTAAAGATAAGGGTTATTATAGAGCTATGACTAAAGATGTAGCAAAATATGCAGCGAGAGAAACGTCATATGGGATAGCAATGGGCGTTTTAGTTATGGCTGCAATGGCGTTAGATCCTGATAAAGAAGTAGATTCAGACCCAACAAGTGTATCATTTGCCCAAGTAAAAGATTCTGTAAACGGGTGGGCATATAACGTATTTGGTAGATTTACGCCTTATGTAAGGTATTTAACAATGATGACTTTAAGGGATAAGGTAATAAACGGCAAGCCTGTTAAATTTGATGCTAAAGCAGAAACTTATAAGTTTGCAAGAGGTAAAGCAGCTCCTTTTACAGGTGTAGCAGCGGACTTAATGTTTTCGCAGAATTTTCAAGGTAAACAGTATAATTTAGATGACAAAGGACAAATAGCTAGTGACTTGTTTGAGCCGTTATTTATCAAGGAATTAAGAGAGCAAATGAAGATAGATGGCACAGAAGCTATTTTAACTAGAGGAATACCAGCCTTTATGGGTATTAAAGTGGTAAATGAAAAAATGTACGATAAAAGGGACTTAGAATCACTTTTAAAAGACACTCAAACATCAAGTGCAATGGATAAGAACCTTATGGTTAATTATAAACAAAATCCAATTGGCAACCCTGTAACAAAAGATGAATTTAACGAGTTTATAAAGCAAAGAGATAAGTTAATAGGCAAATATGTTACCGATATATATCAAAAAGGTGTGCCAGTTACAGAGGGTGAAAATACAATTTTGAAGCCAATTAAAGACATTTCAAAAGAGGACTTGATGAAAGCCATAAGTAAAATAAAAACACTTGCAACCAAAAAGGTTAAAAAAGACCTATTTGGGGAAAGGCCAGAACCAGAAGAATATTTGCAAGAAGATTTGAAATTAGCTTGGGAAGATATATTAGGTTTAGAAGAAGATCAATAATATTAAAATTATGCCATACAAGTCAAAAGCACAACAAGCCTACTTCAATATCCACAAAAAAGCTATGAGGAAAAGAAAAATGGGGTAGATTTCCTATATTTTTCTTATATTTGATGTAAAATTTAATACAATGCCTTTAGTACCGAATTTTACAGCTAGCCAGTATAGTGGCACACCATCGGTTATCACTTTAACAGATACAAGTACAGGCTCTGATGTTACTATTGCTAAGCGTAGAATTTATCTATTGCAAGCTAATGGTACTATGTTAGTTCCAGCTGGTACTCTTACTACTTATATTGATTGGCCTTTAGCAAATACAAGTATTAGTTTAGATGTATTATCACAAGATAGTGCATTAAGTATTACTGTTCAATGGTTAACTTCTGCAAATGCGGTGGTTACATCAAAAACAACTTCATTCGCATTTACTGCATACAATGAAACTTTCTATTATGGATTAACAGAAAGTCAAGTTGCAAATTCAAATTTAAGCGCAAGTACGAATTGGTATCAAACTAAATTAATACTTAGAGTTGAAATTGATAGCGCAGATCAAGCAATTACATTTGCATCTGATATTTATTCAGCACAAGCTGCATTAAATAGAGCAACATATATTTCTACTAACCAATCATATTTCTTCTAATATGTTAGATCCACAAACCGTAGTATCAATAGCGGAAATTTCGCAATACTTATGGAATGATTCTATTCCTAAGCAAAATGTATTTTTTAATGGAAGCATTGATCCACGCAAAGCACAACAGCTTTACATGGAAAGAAAAGCTTTACAATATGGTATTGATGAGTCATTATCAGGACTGCCGGGAACATCTAATTATGTTTATGCTCTTTGTGGTTCTAAATTACAAATAGCAATTGATATATTAGGAAATGGTGGTGGTGGTGGTGGTGTAATACCGGGCGGTGGCGGAAACTTCAGCGTATTTGAATATTCATCTAACGCAGTTGAAAATTCTGTTACAATATACTTCCCAGAAGCAGTTGGAAAAAGATGCGTAAATGCATTTAGACAAGGTAATGATGTTGGTACTATACTAACAGCAGGTACCCCAACCGGAAATCAAGTTGTTTGGGATAAAGATTCGGCATCATTAACAGTTGCGTCAACAGTTCCTTTTTACAATCAAGAATTTATAAGGGTAGTTGTTCAACAATAAAAAGTTTTTACATTGGCAATACAGAATTTAATAACAGGTGAATTTCAGATCAGGAAATTAAATGGAGTTCTTGTAGCTACCAATGGTATCGTTGATGCGGTTGGTAATATTACATCTGGTACATCTGGATCAAGTGGTACTAGCGGCACATCAGGCACAAGTGGAACTTCTGGTTTCGCTGGTACAAGTGCCATGATAGTTTATACATTCATAGCAAATGAAGGTCAAACTGTTTTTAATATTCCTAGTGGATATGTTAATGGGATGCTTGCTGTATTTGTTAATGGTGTTAAATTATCACCATTAGATTTTACATCATTAGATGGTTTTAATGTAATTTTAAATACACCTCTTACCGTAGGGGATATTGTAGAAATAGATAATTTTGTTGCTAGTTATGTTTCTACTTCTGGAACTTCTGGAACTTCTGGAACTTCTGGTACTAGTGGTACTTCAGGTACATCGGGTTCTTCTGGTACTTCAGGTACATCAGGTTCTTCTGGAACATCTGGAACATCGGGTTCTTCTGGAACAACTGGGACTTCAGGTACATCAGGAACAGCAGGCTCTTCTGGTTTTAGTGGGGATAGATATTTTACTACATCCAACACTACATTTACTTTAGGTAATTCTGGAACTTTGATTGTAGGAACAAATTTGTCATTTAGTCCTGCGCAATCAATAGTTATTGTTTACGATAATACAAACTTCCAAGAGTGTGAAGTTATTTCATATAATTCAACAACTGGGCAATTGCAATTTGCAGAACCCAATAGAACAGTTGGTTCGGGTACTTATTCTAACTGGTCAGTTAACTTAGATGGTGCATCAGGTACATCTGGAACTTCTGGAACTTCTGGAACTTCAGCGACTTCAGGCACATCAGGAACTTCAGGTAGTTCTGGTTCAAGTGCTACAAGCGGTACGGCTGGAACTTCTGGTAGCTCTGGCACAACCGGTACGTCTGGTACAACTGGCACATCTGGGACTTCTGGGACTTCAGGTACAACTGGTACATCAGGAACTTCTGCAACAGATGGTACAAGTGGTAGTTCTGGTACATCAGGGACGTCAGGTACAACCGGCACTTCTGGTACATCAGGTACAACCGGCACATCTGGTACGTCAGGCACTTCTGCAATAGATGGCACTAGCGGTACGTCGGGTACAACTGGTACGTCAGGAACTAGTGGCACTTCGGGGACGACTGGCACATCTGGTACAAATGGAACGGCAGGCACTTCAGGTATAAATGGTATGAATGGTGTTGCAGGGGGTCTTGTGTACTATCTAAATCAATCTTTAAATACAAATACTGCGTTTGGCACTCCAACATATAAGCAATGGTCGTCAATTCCAACGGGAGGCGCAGAGCAATCGGTAGCATTAAATAATGTACCCAACAACACAAGAACTCTTATTGCTACTTATGCGACTGATTCAGGAGTACCTAATGTCACCACAATACCTTCAGGGTTATGGGCGTGGACAACACATTTTGACATAAACCATAATTGTGATTTAGCGGTAGATGTTGAACTTTACAAATATACAACAGGCGGAGTATCAACACTTTTAGGTACTACTAACATAGATACTGAACCAGTATCGTCAAATACTATTAAAGAATTTTTTACTGATTTATTTTTAATATCACAATCTTTAAACGCTACCGATAGACTTTATTGCAAAATATATGTTCTGCATAATCATGGTGGGAATGCTGATATAAATTTTTATACTGAAGGAATAAGTAATTACTCTTTTGCACAAACAACATTCAATCCACCAAGTGGTACGTCTGGTACTTCAGGTACTTCAGGAATAGATGGAACTTCTGGATCTAATGGTACAAGCGGTACATCTGGTACATCTGGAACTTCAGGAACAACAGGAACATCTGGAACTTCAGGTGAAAATGGTACAAGCGGTAGTTCTGGAACTTCAGGTTCTAGCGGAACTACGGGAACTTCGGGAACAACAGGAACTTCTGGAACAACAGGAACTTCAGGTACTTCAGGTGAAAATGGTACAAATGGCACATCCGGGACAACAGGTACATCTGGAACTTCAGGTACGTCTGGATCTTCAGGTGTTACTGGATCTTCAGGTACAAGTGGTACCTCTGGCGCTACTGGTTCTACTGGAACAAGCGGCACCTCTGGTACAAGTGGCGCTACTGGTTCTACTGGTACATCCGGTACTTCTGGCACAAATGGTGCTACTGGTACAAATGGTACATCAGGTACAAGTGGAGCTAATGGTACATCTGGAACTAGTGGAGCTAATGGCACATCTGGAACTTCGGGAAGTAGTGGCGTATCTCCATCTGTATCAGGGTATTTGCCTTTGGCTGGAGGAACAATGTCTGGCAATATTGCATTTTCTAATGGTAGAAAGGGTTTAGTAGGACTTTATGATCCTGCACAAACTCAAGCTATATTTGCTATGGGAGCGGCTTATGTGTTAACAGATGGTGGAGCATCAAATGTTATAGGTAATCTTTACGGGTTGGCTTGGTCGTATAATCCAGACTATGGGGGCGCTGGTAATAACCCACAATCAAAAGCAGGATTAAATCATCAGCTTCTATTAATGCAAGCAGGTGTTACTACTGCTGCACTGGGGTCTGGAATATGGACAAGTGGAGCATTTACTGGGGCCGGAACAGGGTTAACAGGAACAGCGGCTTCTTTGAGTATTGGAGGTAATGCTGCAACAGCAACAGCAGCGCAAAATGCGACTTTTCAAACACAAAATAATGCTACATGGGGAGCTAGAATACAGTTAGGGGGTAATGGTGATCCGGGGGCCGTTGCTAATCTCGCTGTTGTTCAAGCTACAGATGGGAACCTACATATGGATAATGGTACTGGTAAACAAATGTATTTAAACTATTATCGCAATGGCACGATATACTTAAATGGGAGTACATATTTTATTAGTGCTAATGGTTCACAATATAATGGTAATTCAGCTTCAGCAACTTCTGCAACATATTTAGGAGCTGGGGGGTATATTTTTAGAGGAGGATTTAGTGCCAATTGTAATACAGACTTTCAAAATACACCGGCAGGTACATATAGATATAATGGAGATGAGCCAAGTCAAACTAATAATCCGGGAGGTACTTGGTGGTTTATTGAAAACTTTAGACATAGTAACGCGAGTAATTTCTGGGGTACTCAAGTAGCATGGGGATGGGAAGATAATGCTAATAGATTAGCTACAAGAAATATTACTGGTAATAGTTTTGGAGGTTGGGTTTATTATATGAATACGGCTGCTTATCCATATGCTGCTAATATGAATCAGTACGTTAGAACTTCTGATTCACCAACATTTAGTTCAATTTATACTAATGATTGGATTAGAATGAATACAGTTTATGGATTACTTTGTCCGGGAACTAATAATGCTCAACTTTATGCAAATAATGGTTCATATGGTGCATGGAAAATAGAAGGTTTTAGAAACGGATATGGTGGTATAGAAGTAGGAGGTTTAACTAATGGAAACATTACTTTAATGTTTGCTCAAGGCTCAGGTGAAGTTGGATTCCATAACAATACATATAGTTGGCAATTTAGATGGCAAAACGGTACCGCATATTGTCATAAAGGAACTTATGGTGGTGGTACTGTTGCTACTGTTTTTGATACTTCAAATTATGCATCTTTTCTAGATGCCCCTAATAAAGCAGGAACATCTTATTATCAGACAAATACTTGGATGCAATTTAATGGCGCTTATGGTTTGTACTGGCCTAGTCAATATGGAGGACATTTTTCACCAAATGATCTTAGCAGTTATACTCAATTTGCGATTAGAGGTAGTAAAAATGGTTATAGTGGTATATATGATGAACATAGTGCAGTAGCAGGTATAATGTATGATGCTTCTGGTAATGGTGGCGTGTATAGACAAGCTAATGGTAAATGGTATTGGTATTATCTTCTAGCTAATAGCTGTATGGGTGTTAATGGTTCTACTACATCTTCTTCTTATGGATTATATGTTACTGGAGCTATATATTCAACAGATAATATATGCGCTTATTCAGATGCTCGTAAGAAAGAAAATGTTGTAACTGTAGAAAATGCTCTTGAAAAGGTTTTAAAGCTTCGCGGTGTTAATTACAATAGGATTGATGATGATACCAAGACGCGAAAGATTGGTGTTATTGCTCAAGAAACAGAACTAGTATTACCAGAGGTAGTAACATATGCAGCAGATGTAGATGAATATAGTGTAATGTATGGAAACATGTCTGGATTGTTTATTGAAGCTTTCAAAGAACAACAAACTGAAATACAAGAACTTAAAAAATTAGTTAACCAATTATTAAATAAGTAACATGGGAACCCCGAGTAGCGGTACTATATGTTGGAGTGATATACAAGCTGTTGCAGGAGGCGGCTATTGTATGTCTGATTTTAATGCTGCAAGCGGAAGGGGGTATTGTGCAAATGGTTATTATAATTATAATCCACCACCTACAACTTGTTATTTATATGATGTTTATGATTATGGATACGCTGATTTTGTGGATTGCATTGGAACTCCTACATATACCTATACTGTCCCTGGCGATTTTTTTTGTGTATCGGTTTGGTATTCTGGTCCTGCTTATAATAGTTCGTTGACATGTATTTAATAAATTTTATATATAATAAATTATGATAAATTATTACAAATTCAGAGTTAGTTACTATAAAATAGATACTGATTCTAAATATTTTACTCAAGTTACTGATGCCGAAGATGCATCATCTGTTGGTGTATATAAAAACGAAAAAGCTTTTACAAGCATATCCAAGATTGCATCTGATAATGCAGATGGTGAATGGATTGTAATATCAGAAGAAGGTTTTAACTTTGTAAAACAAAATATTTTAAATAAAATAAATCAATAAAAAATGAAAACAATTGAACCAGTACAAGTTTGGTATAATGGACAAGAAGTAAATGCAACAGTTTTAAACGCATACGCAAGTAATGTGGAATTAAATGTTTCTGCTAGTTTTTATTACACTTTATACGTTATTGTTAATGAATACAATATAAGTCAAGTAAATAGTGGAATATTAAAAATGGAAGGTCAAGCTTACCAAGATTGGGATCAAGACGCATTTGCTTGGGATTGGGTAGCCGCTCAACTTAACTTAACAATTACAGGCGAGTATATACCAACACCATACCCACCAATGCCACCAATATTTACAACAACAACATTAGCACCAACGACAACAACAATAGCGCCAACAACTACAACAACAACAGAATCAACGCCAATAGCATAATTCTTTAAAAGATGACTAAAAATACAATTTTAAGCGAATTACCTAACATTGATGGTATAATTAAAGGAAACTTAGATGCTAACTTTAGCACAGCAGTTCCTGACGTTGACTACCAATTGCCTTTAAGTCTTACGACCAATGGCAGTAGTGGACCATCTACATTTAGTGGTAATGTATTGAATGTGCCTATTTATAGCTCATCTTCTGGTACAGCTGGTAGTTCTGGTACGTCAGGTAGTTCTGGTACGTCAGGTAGTTCTGGTAGTTCTGGTACAACAGGGACTTCAGGGACTAGTGGAACATCAGGTTCAAGTGGTAATACAGGTTCAAGTGGTACAAGTGGTACATCAGGGTATGCGGGTGATAAGTATTATACTACTTCAACAACTTCTTTTACTTTAGGCAATAGCGGTACGATAACAGTACAGACAGCATTGGCATATACAATTAGTCAAACTATCCTTATTGTATATAATATTACAAATTATCAAGAATCAGTAGTTACAGCGTATGATCCTATTACGGGATCTCTTTCATTTGGCGCTCCGGTAATCACAGTTGGTTCAGGTACTTATGCAGCATGGATTGTAAACTTAGCTGGTGCTAGTGGTGGTGATGGTAGTTCTGGTTCTTCAGGTACTTCAGGTAGTTCTGGTAGTTCTGGTGCTACGGGTACTTCAGGAAGTAATGGTACATCAGGATCATCTGGTACCACAGGAACTTCAGGGAGTTCAGGATCTAGTGGAGTTAACGGAACTAGTGGTACTACAGGCACATCAGGATCATCTGGTGTTTCAGGTAGTTCAGGTACTACAGGCACTTCTGGAACTTCTGGTACGAGAGGTACTTCAGGTACGACAGGTACATCGGGTACTTCCGGTACATCCGGAGCAGTTGGTGGCAATGGTACTTCAGGAACATCAGGTACCACAGGAACGTCTGGAACTTCAGGAACATCAGGTACCACAGGAACGTCTGGAACTTCTGGAACATCAGGCACTTCTGGTACATCAGGAGTAAATGGTGGAAATGGTAGTTCAGGTACTTCAGGCACATCAGGTAGTTCTGGTACTTCAGGTACTTCTGTAACTGTTTCAGGTACTACAAATTGTTTAGCTAAATTTACATCAGCTACCACTATAGGTAATAGTATTATTTTTGCTGATGCTACAAAAGTGCAAGTTGCAGGAGGTCAAGATGATTGTTTTCAAATATCATCAGTACAACCATTCCCATCAATTCGTGCCACAGGGGCATCAAACACAGCAGGGCTTCAAATACATCCAACAGCAGGATATGATGCAGCTGTAGGCAATTATAATGGTGGTGCTTTATTATTAATGGCAGATAGTACAGCAATTGCTAAAGTAACAAGAAATGCTGGTGTAATATTTTTTGTAGGAACTACAGGACCAATAATAGCTCTAGGTAATAATACTAGTTCATATAATGTATTTGTTAATGAATCTTCAGGTAATAAAACATGGGATATATCTATGTTTGGAAATGATTGGTATTTAAATGAAAGTAATGTTAACGTAAGATTAAAAGTATTAGCAAATGGAGGAGTATATGCAGATGCATTTTATGAATTTTCAGATAAAAGATTTAAAACACTAGTTAAAGAAAATCCTACAATTGCTGGCATAGAATCAATCACTGCAAAAAGCTATATAAAAGAAGGCAAAGAAGAATTAGGTTATTTTGCTCAAGATCTTGAAGGAGTTTTAGATAGTGCCATTCTTAAAGATAAAGATGATGTTTTAAGTTTATCTTATCGTCAAGTTCATACAGCTAAAATAGCTGCTTTAGAAAAACGTATTGCTGAATTAGAAGCTAAATTAAAATAATGAGTTGGAAATCAATAGCTGGAAATCAAACTATATCTAGAGCAAATTTGCAAAATGCTATAGATACCGGTGTTTTTGTAGTAAGAAACGGAGTTCCTGCAACAGAGCCTAATAGGGAAGTTACAAAAGCTAATGTTTTAGATTATATTTATGCTTGGGAACTTAATCCTGCTCTTAATAACAAAGCACCAAATCAACTACCTGTTAAATCTAATCTAGCTGTACAGTCTAATCAGGTATATGCTGCTGGAGGTGAGGGTACTAGTCAGATACTTATTGGGAATACTAATAGATATTGGTTATATAGTATAGATAGTCCTAGTGGGGATAGAATTGGTTCAGTCGCTTCTTCCACAGATAATAGATGTATATTATATGGTAAATCTTATGATCCCGGATCTGGTGGTGGTGGCGCTCACGTGTCTAATGATTACGGAGAATCTTTTAGAAGGTTAGATTCTGTAATGACAACTAATGATGCGTGTTTAGCGACTGCTATGAGCAGTGATGGTGAATTAATGATTTTAACAAGGCAGGTTGGTTCATTTGATGCTGATAGAGCCAAAATATATTTTTCATCCAATTCAGGGGCAACATGGACTATAGCTTATAATGCAGGAGGGGTAAGATATAACTTTAACGGAGCTGCAATGTCTGGAAATGGAGGGTATGCTACAGTTTTAGGTTCTGATGGTACAAGTTATTATGTATTTAGGTCTACTAGTTTTGGTTCAAGTTATACTAGAACATATTTGTGTCAAGGAATAAAGACTACAATAACAGGCTGTGTTGGCATGTCTAAGTCAGGACAATACCAATTATTAACACCTCCAGAGCCAACTGGTTCTTCTCTAGGTTATTTTTATGTTTCAAATGATTATGGAAATAGTTGGACATCTGTTACACTCCCAGATATACCATTAGCTCCAAATGATATTTTTAAAGGATGTTCTGTTTCAGCAGGTGGTGATTACATGACAGTAGTTGCTTACTCGCTTACAGTAGGTCAACTTAGAACTTATATATCAAGTGATTGGGGAGTTAATTGGACTATTATTATTGGGGGGAGTCTTGCTCAAGCTGTAGATAGTTCTGGTCAATTTCAATATCAAAAAGGTAGGCAATCTATTGATTATGGCAATACATGGGTTAACTATAATCTTATATCTGCTGCTAATTCTATTTCTGTAAATCCAACAACATTTACAACCCCATACACTTACGGAACATCTACTGGTGGAAATTTATATAAATCTGTTGATCAAGGAAATAGTTTTAGCATTATATATTTAACTGGGTATTTTACTAAAGTTGCTACTTCTGGTGGCTCAAATAATGGTAAGTATGTAGCTGCTATTAAAGATAATGATCCCGGCGGATTCCCTAACTATAATCTTTACCAATCTTATGATTATGGGGCAACATGGAACACAATTCTGTCTTTTGGTGGACAAGTATTAAGTTGTTGCGCTGTATCTGATGATGGAGTTTATTGGTTTGCTGCTGCATATGATGGACTATCAAACTATTCATTCATATATAGATCTACTGATTCAGGAGTGACTTGGAGCTATGTGGATGGTGTTACTGGTCGGGCAGGAAACTGTGCTATGTCAAATACTGGGCAATATATAAGCATGGTGGTAAATAATGCTAATCGCCCTGGTCTTTACAATTCATATTTAGCTAGCTCTAATGATTATGGGTTGAACTGGGCAGGGCAAGCCTTTAACAATACAGGAAGAACATTCGTTGATATTGCTATGTCTGGACAAGGTAGATTTAGAACACTTGTAAGTTCAGATTCTGGAGATGGTGGTGCTAGAATTTCTTATTCAACACAGTATGGTGTAGGTTTTAGTGACGTATTTCTTTTAGAATATTTTTATGCTACTTCATGTTCTATGGATGATTCTGGTCGTGTGGCAGTGGTATCATTTACGGGAGGGCAAATACCATTAGCCACAACTAGTAGAATATATTCTACAACAAATGGATGGGGTAGTATAAACTCTTACAATACCGATATATATCCCGGACCATTATTACCACCAACCATAAGCGGGGTAAATGTTTCTTCAGATGGAACATATTGGTCTGCAGTATCAAGTAATGCCGGGGGGTATTCATTTACTTGCACTACTGGAGATGGGAATTTTGTTCCTAATATTACAGGAATAACCTTTAATAATTTATCAAAATAATTTTTTTAATTAAATTAATTAACCTAATTTTGTTTAAAATATAAAACATGAAATCAATAGAATTAAAGATTGCAAAAGAAACCCAAGAAGGGCAAGATCAGTATGTAAGCACATACGCTATTTTAAGAGCAGTTATCAATAATGCATCAGAAAGTGGCATTAATGTAGAGGAAATGCTTGTAAGATTAAAACTTCTTGATAAGTTAGACAAATTTAAAGACATTTTTGAATTAACTGCGCCTCCAGAAGATTTATTGCAAAGGACGGCAACATTAGAATTAGAAGATAATGAATTTAACAAATTAAGGGATTTGTATAAGAATATGAAATTCATAATTGTTTCTAAGTTTCTAGTTGAAATTAGCGAACAATTAAATAAATAATTAAAAAAAGAGCAGCTAAAAAGCTGCTTTTATTTTTTCTATAACCATTTGAGCTGTTATTGATTTATGACATTCAAAGTGTTTGTCGGTGTCTTTGTGTTTGCACCAATTCCAATCTCCCTTATCAAAGATAATACCTTCTTCATTCCAGCATCCATGACATACGTTTGTATTGGTTATTCTTACGCAATCAGTAAATTCATGATCCGCCTCTGTAAAATTGCTTATCATAAATACTTTTACATTTAAAGCCCAAGCAAGCCAGCTTAAACCTGAACTAAGCCCTATAAAAAACTTGCTATTACTAATCATATTTATGGTGTTCTCTATTGAGGTATCTTCTATTTGTACGCAATTATCAAATGGATTCTTTTCTTTAGATACATTATAAACAAGATAGTTTTGGCTAACTAAATAGTTTATAAGCTCTTGCCAACCTTCTTTCGTCCAAAACTTGCACCCTGAAGTAGAGTTCGTGGCTATTGTAACAAATTTTCCAGCACTTTCAAATTTGACAGGAGTATAAGCTAATACAGGTCTTTGTTCTGTAAAATCTAATCCTAATATGTTTGTTGCGGCTTTTTGTAATGGGATAGTATTTGGGATTTCTGGTTCCTTATCGCTATTGTAAAACCATCCTATTCTATATAAAGCATAAACATTATTTACCACAATGCCCGGTTCCACCAATTCTAATTCTGGATAGTGCAGTATTCTATTCCAAAAAGTGGATAATATAACCTTGCATTGATGTAGCTTTTGAAATTCTAAAGCATAGGGAACCCAAGCTAATGTATCTCCCAATGATTTACTTTCTATAACAATAAATACTCTTTTGTTATGTAAGTGCAAGTAATTTGCATATATCATTTCATTTCCTTCCCAAACTTTAGTTGTCCAATTTGTAAAGTATGTTCTATTTAATTTTATCCAAGTGTTTGAATTTATTATATTTTCGTAAGTAATACTACCATTCCCATCAAAAAATTGAACTTTAAATTTACTATCTACATTACCTTTAATTTCTAGAAATGGATTGTCAACAAAGTGCTGAGAAATAGATACTTTCTGCTTTTGAATAGGTAATTCAATTATTTTTTTATAGGCATCCTCTTGTCTAAAAGCAAATATAGGGGTGGTATTGTCTGTAGGTACTTCGTAATTACATTCTAAGGTATTTAAATCGCTATCAATTGGCTGTAGGTAATCGGTAAACATATCTCCATATTGAGGTAGATTTCTAGCTATAATAGGCAAGCCATAGCCTATTGCTTCTCTTAAAACTAATGGGTTACATTCCCAAGTGCTATTGAACATAAATATATCAGCCATCTCCATAAAAGTATCTATGTCTTTCCTTTCCCCCCAAACTTTAACATTACTAGGCAAATCTTTCATCAATGGTTCCCAATAATCCTTAAAGTTCCCAGCTTGATTGCCAACAAAATGAAATGTCATATTAGGGTATTTACGCGCAATTTCAATGCCTTCACCTTGATTTTTACCACTAGTCCATAACCCTACATTTAAAACATGTTTTCCATCTTTTACTGCATTAACTTCTTTTTTATCTATCGGATATTCTATTGTAACAAATGTAGATTCCATATTAGCAAAAGTTTGCTCGTGATATGGACTACAGAATATGTACGAATCTGGGTGAAATATCTTTTCCTTGTCAGGATCAAAAGACACGTCATGGCAAGTTTCTACAATTCTATATTTTCTATTTGAATCATAAAGTCTTTTTACCATCTCTCTATCTAATCTTTCTGATGGCTCATCTATGTGTATTAAATCGGGCTTCCATCTATCAATTACCTTAAATAACTCCATCTTATCTTCATATAAAGTAGTAAAGTTTTCTCCTAGTAAACTTTTTATCTTATCTCTTTGAACCACAAAATCTAAGCTATAGCATTGATATTCAACAACATATATTTCACAATCAGTATAATCTTTAAGAGCTTCAATTCTTTTTAGTAAAAACTGGGGCATCCCGCCTGTGCTTAAATGTGGGGCTAGGTAAAGTATTCTCATTTTCTTTTCACCAATAAACAAGTTTATCTTGTCTATATTTTTTTCTCCATGATAAAATAATAAATCTTCTTTCTTTGCGGGTATTCTAAGCCAGTTGCCATCTATTCTAGCTTCTCCTGTAAATTCTAAATTATTATGTAATCCATTAACATATATACAAGGCAAGCCGTTAAAAACGAGTCTTTTGTATAGCAATACGTTCATTATTGTTTCTTCGTGATATGGCGCATACCATTCATGATTTGCTAGTATTTTGGGGTGGTTGCACATCCAATACCATTCGTCCAAGAAGTCTATTGTTTTTTGCCCAGCAACATAATACCCCGTTTGCCTATATCTTTCCCTCACATATTGGTTTATACCAAATAAATCACAAGCTGGATGCTCTAACGTAGTGCTTAAATCATCTCTGCTATCGGCTCCACCACGACCATTTATATGCAAATAGTCATATACCCCTTCTACAAAATAAGGACAAGTTGAATTATAGTCATAAAAATCAAAAATCCTATCTACGTAAGGACTTGCAACAGAATCAGTATCAATGTAAGCTACTGTGTCTGCGTAATTGATTAAAGCATCTTTTGTAATCTTGGGTCTTTCTATAAGGAGCTTGTAAATATCTTTGTCTGCTCTGTCTATATAATCTTTCCTTTTAACCGAATTTTTTACATCACAATCCCATCTTATTGTTATGGTGTTTTCTACTTCTACTTTATTGTCCGAATTAAGCATGTAAACGTAAATAGGATAAGTGCTAAAATTTCTAATGGAACGACAACAAGCATCCACAAGATCAAAATAGGAATCGTCAGCATAAAGGACGTAAGCTTTTTCATGTTCGTGTTTTTTTTTATTCAAAAATATATCATTTTCACGTCTATCAATATTGTAGATATTTTGTATTTTTAATAGAATATTGTCTATTGCCTCTTTATTTGATATTTCATTGCACTCAAATTCTATAGTATCTGCAAGCAATTTAGGGTTAATGTTGCATTGGTTTAAATATGACTCAAGTATAATATGGTCATGCCCTTCAGTATCTATTTTAAGGTGTGTAATGCCTTCTATATTAAACATATCAACAAGAGAATACCAATCCATCTTAATTACTCTTGTTTTTGTCACTATTTTGTCATATAAATCTTTCCCTATCTTATTTATAACATATTCATGTGGTTTATCTACACTATTGCATCCTCTAACCCAATATGGTAGATTATTTTCTATTATTTTATCTTCTTCTATGTGGTATATATCTATAAATCCGCTATATTCAGATATAGCAGCATTGACTTTAGTGACATTTTTTTTATCTGGGAGCCTGTCTAGATAGAATTTTATTGGTTCTATACTTAATCCAATGGTATTATCATCTGCATTTTCAATAAGAGTATCAAAATCAGATGTACCTATTTCTATGAAATCGTAGTGTTTACCCATATTATTTTTTTCTTATGTAATAGCCATAAACCTCATTACCATAAATAAGCTCTAAATCAGGGTATCTTTCTTTAACTAAGTCTGGTGTTAAGTCTGGTTGCAGATGAGTTTCATAGGTATTGCCTTCATATTCACCTTGCTCATATTGGTATGGTACTGCAACAAGATATTCTTTGCCCGTTGATTTTAAAAAATTCATAAACCATTGTGCATCTTCCACTGAAAAATGTTCTAAAACATCCCCTAAAATATAAAAATCATATCCTTTTAGTGCATTTAGCGGCATGTTAAAAACATTTTCTTTATAAACCACATTATACTTGTTTTTTAAATCATATTGTATAATATATGGCTCCCATATTTCAACTGCATCCATTTTATAATCATACCCTTTTAATAAATCAGAGTATGTACCGCATCCTGCTCCAATATCTAAAATTTTAGCATCAAAAGGTATGTTTTCTACGAACCAATTTCTTACTGAATCTTTGTAATAAGGATAACTACTTGGCATATTATGTATTTTTGACAAAACTATGTATTTTTTTTAATTAAATTAAATAATTAATAAATAAATATTACCTTTACCCCATGAAAATAGAAGTAAGTATCGGTGAAGTAGTAGATAAATATACTATTCTAACTATAAAAAAGCTATTCATCCATGATAATGAAAAGCTAGTAAACATAGAAAAAGAGTGGAAAATAATCAAGTCTGCTCTATTAAAAAAATACCCAGAAACACTAACAGAACCCTTTACCCAAGAGCTTTATGACATAAACAAAAAGCTATGGAAAGTGGAAGATGATTTAAGGGATTGCGAGCATAAGAACTATTTTGGCGAAAAGTTTGTTGAATTAGCAAGGGAAGTTTACCAATTAAATGATGTTAGGGCTATAATAAAAAAACAAATTAATCAAAAGTATGGCTCTGAATTAATAGAAGAAAAATCATATAAACAACACTAATTTATGAAGAACATCAGATTTGTCTGCGCGCAACCCACCTCTATATTTTATGCTTGGCAAATAGAAGTTATGATTAATAACTTTATAGAAATGGGTATAAACCCAAATAGCATTGATATTGTATCTTGGAAAGTGAACAATGTAATTCCTGAAGAATGGTTAAAACTAGCTAATGCATATCCTGTTAGGTTCTTCTTTTATGATGATACTAGAGTTACAACACATTACATATCTTCTATCCGTCCTAATATATTGAAGCAGCATTTTGCAGCTCACCCTGAATTAGAAGAAGAAGCAATTCTTTACCATGATTGCGATATTGTATTGACAAAACCAATAAATTGGGAACAATTTTTGGAAGATGAAAAATGGTATGGATCTGATACTAGATGGTATATAGCGCATAGTTACATATTAAGCAAAGGTCAAGATGTTTTAGATAAAATGTGTGAAATAGTTGGTATTGAAGAATCAATTATTAAAGACAACGAGCTTAATTCAATTGGCGCACAATACTTAATGAAAGGTATAAATGCTGAATTTTGGGCTAATGTAGAAAAAGATTGTGAGAGATTATATAATGAAATAACAATGTTGAATAACATTAAAAAGGCTGAAAATAACCAATATCATGAATTACAAATATGGTGCGCAGACATGTGGGCAGTTCTTTGGAATGGCTGGAAATTGGGCAAAGAAACTGTTTGCCATCCAGATTTAGAATTTGCTTGGGGAACTAGCACCGAAAGCGATTTTGACAGATTAAATATATTGCATAATGCCGGTGTCGTTAGCTCTGCTGATGGTTTATTTTATAAAGCAGAATTTATGAATAGATTACCTTACAATCTAAATTTAAATATCAAAGAAGGAACGGCATCAAAAAAGTATTATGAAATTATACAAAAAGTAGAAAAAAAATCAGTTTTAATATGAAAATCCCAGCTTTTATAATCAATTATAATAGATTAACATTACCTAAAAATATGGCTGAGTTTTTGTCCAAAAACGAAAATGTAGATGTATATATAATAGATAACAATAGCACTTATCAACCTTTATTAGATTGGTATGCTACATGCCCTTATAAGATTATTCACATGGATAAAAATTATGGACATACGGTTTTTTGGAATAAAAAATTATATGATATTTATGTTAAAGAAGGATATTATATTTTATCTGATCCAGATTTAGATTTATCTGAAATACCGGAAGATTGGTTAGATGTGCTACTAAATGGATTAGCTAAATATCAATATAATAAAATAGGCTTTTCATTGAAAACAAGCGATTTACCCGAATCGGTTTTTAGAAATCAAATAATTGATTGGGAAAGTCAATTTTGTACCCCAAAAGCTAAATATCTTGATGATTTATATACAGAAGCACATATTGATACTACCTTTGCCTTACATAGAACAGATGAGCATGCATTATATTCTTCAGTCAGAGTAAATCATCCTTATACTGCAAAACACGTGCCTTGGTATTATACAGATTTTCAACTTTTACCAGAAGATGAAAAATTTTATTTTAAAAATATAAAAACAGATACTTTTTGGAGTAATCAATTCAATGTAAGATAATATGTTAAAAATTATAAAAGCTACCTATGGTGGCGCAGATTGTTCCGATGAATTACGAGGTTTAATGGTATCTGGTAAATTAGTAGTTAGAGCAAACAATAAGATAATAGGAGATCCCTCTTTAGGCATTGTTAAGTACCTAGAAGTTGAATTTAGCGATGGACACAAAGAGAAAGTAATGGAAGGAAATACTTTAGTCTATCCCAAGTCTAAAACCCGAAAATTGGGCATATTCTATTCAAATAATAACAATCATGAGATATGGCCTGCAATATATAAATCAATAGATACTATTAAAGAAGCAAGTGACGGGGTAGCAGAAATTGTGGTATGTACTTGGGAGCATATGCCTGACGTACCATTTCAACAAATAAAAAGCTGGTACACTAAACAATCCCATCTTAATCAATTACTACAAATTATGCAGTGTCTTTATACTGCTAAGAATATGGGACAATACGACTATGTTTCTTTCCTTGAACATGATGTAATGTATCCAAAGGGATATTTTGATTTCCCTGATTTCCCGAATGGGCAGGTGCTTACAAATATGAACTACGGGGGCGTATGTAAAAATGGGTGGCAAAAAAGAAACCAACACGATCAACCATTTCACCAAATGACCATGCGCTTTGATGATGCAATTGAACATTGCTTAACTATATTGCCTAATGCATTAGTTACAAATAGCGGAATGATTGAAACACAAAAGCTAACAAGGACTCAATGGAACTGCGAAAACGAGGCAGTACATATAAATCATGGAGTTCATTTTACTAGCCATAATTCTATTTATGATAAAGACAATTTAACACAATTACACCCATATTGGGGCGAACATAATAAATATAAAAATTTATTTATATGAACAAAATAAAAGAGATCATAATTTCTTATGCAACTGCATTTAACCCAACTGAAGAGCAAAAAGAAGTAGCAGAAAAAAGACTTGAAATATGTGCTGGTTGTGAGTTCTGGGTGCAATCTACAATAAGAGATTATTGTGGTAAATGCGGATGTACTACTAGTGCAAAAGTATTTAGTCCGGTAGGTGCAGGAGCTTGTCCTGAAAAAAAGTGGACAATTTAAAAAATATAATATAATATTAGTTATATTTGTTCTAAAAAAGGGGAAATGAGCAATTTTGACCAAATAGATAGTGATTTTACACCTTTGGGTGTTATAACAATGGCTATATCATGGCTAAATATTTTAGGAATAGTAGTGTTAAACCCACTATTACAAACTATAGTTTATTTGATGACTATTATTTGGTTAGGGATGCAGATGTATGGTTTTATTAAAAAGCATTTTGTAAAACATAAAAATAATGGCAACAGCTAAAAACATACTAATTGTAGCACTCATATTTGTAGTGCTTTTTTTCGTTTTAGCCCCTAATAAGGTAGGCGATACCAAAGTTATCACTAAGATAGACACGCTGATAAAGCACGACACAATAAGGAAATATAAAAAAGGGGATGCTATCCCTTTTGTTGTTTTAGACACAATTTACCAAGTTAGCGAGGTACACGATACCACCTATATAGTTAATGATTATAATAAGGTAAAAGTTTATTTAGATACTTTGCGTATAAATACGGATAACTACGTATCTATTCAAGATACAATTTCTCAAAATAAGATTTTTGGTAGAGGATATAATGCGCATTTTACTGAAAAAACTATTGTGAAGGTAAGAGAAATACGTACGATATTACCACCAAAAGCAGCATTATATTGGGGAGTAATGGCAACTAAGCAAGAAAATAATTTTGGATATGGAGGGGGCTTGATTTACAAATCACCTAACAAAGGCATTATCCAATTAAATATAACTAACAACAAGCAGTTCCAATTAGGATACTACTCTAAAATATTTTAACAATGGCAGCAGCAAAAAAGACAGATGAAAAAAAAGATGTAAATGTATCTGCAAATCCATTGCCAGTAAGCTTTAAAGATTTTGTCAAGCATCCAAAAGAAGCAATTGCATTTCTAGCTATTATAGCAATGGGGTATTTGTATGTAGATATAAGAAGCACATTCCAGACTAATGCAGATAAGCAAGATAGAAGGGTGGATAAGGTAGAAACAAGACTAGATGCAGTACAAGATGCATTGAGAAGAAGCGATTCATCAGGTGCAGTAACCGCATCTCAATTAAAAATGTTAAATGATTTAGGAGCTATAAAATCACTTAGATAATGAAATACTTAGTATTCATATTTTTATTTGGTTGTGGTGTTACGGCTCAAGGTGTAAGTGAGGAGTCAAAAGAGGATCAA